TGTAGGCTTTTAAACAGAAAGTCGTTTTTGCGTTATTCCATAAGGAAATGATCTGTGCAATTTCTTCTCTTATGTGCTTTAAACCATTGATTTTACTGGATTTCGTGCTATTTAGTTATATAGTTTTGTACCAATTCCGTACCAATTACACCACTTTTAGGTAATTTTCAAGCTTCAAAATTTCCATTTCGTTTGCTTCTTCTGTTGTATGAACGTATAAGTTCATTGTTATTGTTATGCTAGAATGTCCAAGGATTGTCTGTAATGTTTTTGGTCTTATTCCTGCTTCAATACACCTAGTGGCATAAGTGTGTCTCAGCGAATGCATAGAAAAAACATCCACGTTATATTTTTTACAATAAGCTTTCAATAACGTATTAAGTGAACTTCTAGTATTCAAAACACCATGCGTATTTAAAAAAATATTATTTTTATATTTCAAACTAATTACTTTTAATTTTGCATTTTTTTCTTTTTGTGCAACAAGCAACTTCTTTGCTTCTTCTGTCAGCGGAACAGCCCGTATACTTGTTTTCGATTTTGGTGTTCCGACTTTTATTTTTTTGTCTGTGTCCTGAAATAATGTTTTGTTTACGCATATTTTATTTTTTTTAAAATCAACATCATCCCACGTCAACGCAAGAATTTCGCTAACCCTCATGCCGGTCTGTAACGCAAATGCAAAAAAATTGTAATTCGCAGTATTTTTTGATCTCTCAAGAAAATCTTTTTGCTCCTGCACCGTCAAAAATCTTATTTTTGGTTCTTCTTCCACTGGTATTTTTACACTTTTTGTTACCGGGTTAAAGGTTATAAAAGAATTTTCAACAGCGGATTCAAAAAAACCATGCATCACTTCACGAACACATTGCATAGTATTCTTTTTCATCCCATTTTCCAACATAACCTCAAATACTTCGCTGCAATGAATTGGTTTGACATCTTTAATCAACATATCTCCTATTACTGGCTTTATATGTCTTAACCATCTTGTTAAATTTGCACTCTGCGTGTTTGGCTTCCAGAACGGTTTTTTTAATTTTTCGTACCAGTAATTAAACCACGATTCAACAGTGGGATTATCTCCACGCAGAACATTACCATGCTCTTTTTCAAACTGCATGTCTGATACCCACTTTCTACAATCCTGTAGTTTTTTAAAATTTTTAGAAATCCTTTTTCCATTGCGATCAGTTACTCTACCCATGTAAAATCCATCGGTTCTTTGAGAAATACCTATTCCAAGTTCTTTTCCTTTTAGGCTTTTTCCCATTATTCGCACCCCTTTCTTTAAAAGAAAAAGCCTTAATACAGTAATTTCATATTACTACATAAGGCTTTAAAAGTCTACATTTCCACATTTTCTGAAATGAATTTTTCAAACTCTTTTCTCTTTATCAATCTCTTATTTCCGCACCAGATAACGTACTTACATCTGGGATCGTTGGTCATCTCTCTTAACCGGTTGACGCCAACATTGCTATAAGCTGCTGCTTCCTCAAGAGTTAATGTCACTTTTTCCCATATTGGCACTACCTTTTTGCTGTTTTCCATCTTCTCCACCTCTCATGTCGAATTTTACTTCTTTCTTCAAAATTGCAGTCACATCTTCCTGTGTAATATATCCGGTTGCCAGATAATCATTAATCAGTGCAATACATTCATTTACAAAATTCCGAATCTGCTTCTTGCTGAACTTCTCAATCTCTTGCAATTCTGTACACACCATACAAATTGCAAGTGAACAGGCTAACGTAGCAGCTTGTGTATAGTCCATCATATCTCTTGGATTTTTCGGATGTTCAATGCCTGCGATCTGATATCTTGTGTTTCTCGGAATACGCCTACACTCCGCATAGATATCAATGTCCATTTTTTTCTTGCAATACAGAATCATGTGATCCACTTTAATCCCGGCTTGGTCGTTTTTTAACACGCAACTTCTAACCTGTTCATTCACACGGTTCAAACGTTTTATCCCAAAACCGAATTTGTCATGTAACACCCACAAAGAAATTTCTTTGATGTTCGTGTATGCCTGGCCAGACATTTTAGACATCCAGTTAATGCGATTCTGATAAGCACCTATAGCATCAATTTCTGACTGCATCCAGCCATAATTAGGTTTATTTTTTCTTTTCGCTCTTGTTAATTTACTGCTCATACGTTCACCTTACCGCCATATCTTTTGTTCATTTCAACCCACTCTGCATATGCTTCTTTTCCAAATCTCTGAACGAATCTGGTTGCCATGCTCAGTTTTAATGGTTTTTCGACCTTGCCAATCTTTTCCAAACGGATTTCAATGTTCTCCGGCCTGTGCTCATTTGCCATATTTTTTGCTTTCAACGGAGAAATTCCAAATGTATCATTAAGCTCCGCAGAAGTTGCAGTTTCTAAAAATGTTTTCCCGTTCACAAAAACTTTGTATTGATTCATTAATTCCACCCCTTATCTAATCGTGTGCGCCAATCATTCGGCATAGGCACCGTAGTATCGTTATTTTGACCATATTCCGTTTTTTCATCTTTAAGCAAGGATTTTACCGAATATTCATTTTTATTCGCTATTTGAGCCGAATATGAGTTCTGAGACGTATTCTCAATCATTGTTTTGATGTCAGATGGCATTTTTGATATTTCTGCCGCCCTCTGTGCTTCTGCCCGGTACGCTCTCAAGAAATTGGATTGTATAACCGTTTCAACACTCTCAAGGTTCGTCTGTGACCAGTTTCTAAGGTTATCTGGTGTTCCGACAGCTTTTTGTACCAGTGGTGGAAGTTTTGAGAACTCTTCCACCGCTCCGTAATACCCGTTCCGAATTGCCTTGCTGACTAATCCCCATGCTTCTGATTCATTTAGCTGAGCCGGTTCATTCGCAGTTTTGATTTTATCAACGATTTGACCAATGCTTGGTGCAAATCCAGAAGTATCAGACAGTATATATGCCCTTAATCCAGATTCCACTTGATAATATGAGTATTCAGAAAGTAACAAGTTCCAAGTGTTGATCGCAACAGTTTTATCCGATGGCTTATAATTCGGGTATGCAGCTTGTACCATCATCAGAATTTGTATTGTTTCATCTCTGGTCATTAAGATTCCCTCCATTCATCAAAAACTGTTTTGCTTTTTTCAGTTGAATTTTTGTTTCTTGACCGCTCCCATGTTCGAACCGCTGCTTTCCAGTCTTTCATTTTGTTTTTGCCTATCATCCACCCTTTTGATTCATAGAAATCAATAAAAGATTGTGCATCAATTCCATTTCCACGTTCTGAGCAGTACGATTCAACTTCTTCAACATTTGGGGGAATAAAGCGTTTAGCTTTTCCCCCTCTCACACTCTCCCCTATACTATCCTTACCTATACTATCCTTACCTATACTATCCTTACCTATACTATCCTTACCTATACTATCCTTACCTACGGATACATCTTGGATACATTTTGTATACATTTTATTTTCATCTAACGTATATGCTTTGTTTCTCTTTACTCCAAGCATAGATTTTTCGTCTACATAATCGGTTGGTCTATATCGGTCGCTTTGAATGTAATTGTGCATTTTCCAGTGTTTTATTACGATAATCCCACTTTCAAACAAAATAACAAATGACTTAGCAACTAACAGCTTAAAATCATCGTCACTAGCACCACACATCCGTTGTATTTTCTTTGGATTATTAACAAATCCATCATCATCGGCATTCATCGACAAATGAAAGTAAAGCATCTGTGTACTACTAGGCATATCCAAAAAAGCATCGCTTTCTGTAATTTTTTTTGCAAACATTCTTCTTTCTGCCAATTTAATCATCCCCTTTATCTATCTTTTGTTTGAACAATCAATTTGTTTCTTCACATTCTGCCTGCAACCAGTCAATAAAACCTTGATGTCCTTTCTTGCAATACTCAGATGCCATGCATTCTTCACACCGATATTCTGACGTATATGACGATACGGCACACAAAAACTCTGCCAGTTCCGCATCACTCATGGAACGAATTTTATCTACGTTTTTCATACTGCTACCTCACTAATTTTTCAATCGGCACTGTAAATCCACTGAATCTTTTTTCTTCCAGATAGATACCAGTATCAAAAAAGATAAGTTCATTATTTTGCTTATCATACCCAAGGCTGACGCCATTTACGACAAGGCAATCACGCAACAGATCCAGAACGACACCGATTGCTTTAATTGTTCCTTGCTCCATAACTTTTTCACTCATATATATCTCCTATCTACGAACCATCTCACCGTTTTTAATCATTTTCTCAAGTTCTGCAACCGGATATGCTTCAACATAGCTTGTATGTCCTACGAATCCACCAGTAAAATGTAATCTCATCCGTACAAATCTTCCGTGATCTGGTACAGATTCTACTACTGCATTTACCCAGTCTTTCTCTCTGATTTCGGTTGCACTGTTTCTATAAATTTTATATTTCTGCCCTACTTCGAACATCACTTTTTCTCCTGTTTCCAATATTTTTCGTCCAAAATGTATTGTCTGATAAATCTATCTGCATATTGAGGATGCATAAGGCTGCGTTCTGTTTTTCGACTTGTTTTGTCTGTTGATTTGACTCTTGCAATAGTACGAATTTGTACTTCTTCTAACGGTTCAAAAACCAAATTATTTTTCGGCTTGAAATTTATAAACCAATACTGCGTAGGTTTTTTGTAATAATCACCGTTCTGCGTTCTGTCTTTATCAATCAACGATGGTTTAATGCACCAGTATGTGGTCAGATAGTGTGGCTGTGTATATGGATTTTCTATGATCATTTTCAAACCTTTTCTGTATGCCACAACACATAATTGCGACAATTTTACATAAAATTCATGCAATTCTCTATGCAATCCAATTGAATAATCTAGCTTCTGAATGTTATCCCATCCTTTTTGTTGCGTTGCCTGCCCTCTAAACAACAACGGAACGCGTGCTTCAAATCTGGTACATGGGAAAAATGCAAATATCAAATCATCTGGACTTACCTTATCAAACAAGCTCGGTTCACCGTTGTACCCCCCCCTCAATCTCTTTGAAAAGGTCGGTGATGTAGTCTGTTTCCCCGAACTCATTCTGCACATCGTAATCATATGCTTCAATTCCGTACTTCTTAAAAGCATTTTTAAATGTTCCAGATTGTTCAAACAAGCAATGTACTATCATCATAAATCTACCAAAAGGAAACCTCGGTTTTATGTGCGCACAACCTATTCCTTTCTTTGATTTTTAGTTTGATTTTAAAACTTCTTTCATAGCGTTAGCCATATCACATATACCCTTGATATAGCCAATAGTAATTTCCTTGTAGTTGCTGTCGCGTTCTACAAGATTGTTATCCACAAAATCAGTTACTATGTCGTCAATCAACCTTACCGCATTGTGATTTATTCCACTTTCATCGATCTTCATTCTGAATCACTCGCTTTCTTTTCTCTTAAAATTCTCACAGGGCACATCAAGCAAACAACCGCATTTTTCGATTTCTTCCACTCCCAAATATGTCTTGTATCTGTAAGAATTTTTGCAGCTAAAGCAGAAATCCTTGCCATTATTCAGCTTGCAACTTGTCTTTTTATCTTCCAACTTTTTCCCAATACTCTCGTTTATCCTTTTGAGCCCCTCGGCCTTTTCCTGCAATTCCTCAAAATCTTCAATGAGCTTATTGTATTTCTTTTTACTCAAAATTTTAAACATAAAAATCACTCCTTTACCTCATAAACAAGAACACCGCTTTTGTCCTTTGTCACTCTGACAAGTTCAGCATCTAAAATGCTCTCTGGCAGTTCACCCATTGAATTAAAAGTTGCTTCTAAACCGTCAAATGCCACTTTAAATGCCTTTGTTGGTCTTAATGTTTCCATGTGTTTTCCTAATGTCATTCTGAACCACCTACTTTCAATAAATCCATAAATTTCTCATACTGTTTCTGCGACACCTTATTATTAGCCTTATCCGCTCTCAATTCGATTTTAAGGTGTTTTTCAGCGATAGCCGATAATTCCCTTGCCAACACCTTTTTACCTTGCTGTATGCCCTCTGAGTACGTTCTTGGTTGTTTATACTGACCGGTCACCTGTTTACCCTTGCCTTGGCTGCCTGCCGTTACGTTATACATCTGAAATCCGGCATCCGCCCACTGCCTAATTGTAGAAACTTCCAAATCATCCATCTCCGACTTTGAGCATGTTTTGTATGTCAACTTCCAACCATAAGGATTTTCTTTACTGAAAAAACCATGTTTTTTAAGGCTCAATGCTATATGATCGTACTCAGCAAGATGTGAAGCACACCTCTCTAAAAGGTTCACGGCCTGCCCTACATAACTCCTACGGATACCTGCTTCATCTGATCGGTAAAACGCATATATGCCACTTTCGCATGGTAATGTGGGACAAATAGACTTAATCCTCTTTTCTCTTTCTGCTTTCATAGCAAAAACTTTTTTGTAATTAATGCTCATTATATTCCTCCGGTGGTTCTGGTCTTGGCATCCAGAACCTTATGTATTCTCTACGATTACCACCAAAATGTCCTTTATAATCGTTATATTTGCTAGGTGGATACCACCGTGTAACAGTAGCACCACCTGTTTTTCCAACAACCAGATAACTTCCCGGTTTATCTGGAAGTCTTTCGTCAACAGAAATCCATTTTTGTTCGTAATTCTTCAAAGGACACATTTCAAGTTTGTGCCCCGGACATGTAACAGGTCTCCCTGCACCAAGATACGCACACCAGTAAATACCGTGCTTATCCATTGACGAAAGATCACATGTTTCACAAGATTCTGGCATATCCATAATCAGAATTGCCTTACCCATATCTTCACCTCTAATTGAATGGTAACTCTTCCATGTTATCTGGAATCGTCATAAAATCATTTGCAGAACTTACAGGTGTCGGAGATGGCTGTGGCTGCTGTGCCGGTGCATAACCAGAATTGTTAGCAGATTCTGCTCTGCTTTCGCAAAATTCATGCTGCTCTACAACTACATCGGTCGTATACACCTTGTTTCCGTCTCTGTTCGTGTAGCTGCCAGTCTGAATATGACCAGTTACCGCAATCTTCATACCTTTTCTCAGATATTTTTCAGCAAATTCACCCTGTTTTCCAAATGCTTTACAGTTAATAAAATCAGCGGATTGTTCTCCGTCTCTTTTAAACATTCGGTCTACTGCCAGGCTGTAACTGGCAATAGCCATCGGCTTTTCTCCCTGTGAATATCTCACTTCTGGATCGCGTGTAAGGCGTCCGATCAGGATTACTTTATTCATGTCATACCTCTTTTCCTTTTAGTTCTCACACAATAGCCATAATCGGCATGGTGAATATTATTCTTGTCATAAACGGCACGCATAACGCTTTCAAAGGTGAAGCAGCTACGCATATAATCTTCATGTCTGCGCCGTTTAGTTTCATCGTTTTTCAGAGTGAACATAAAATACTTAACGCATGTAGCATGGCATTCTGACGTTCTATCTCTGCAATTTTTGCATTCGTTGTACATATTAATCACCTTTAAAATGGTGCAACACTTGGATTGTGTAGTTCCCATTCTTTGCATGGCTCTGCAACGTCCACATTTGACTGTATAGCAACTTTTTTCATTTGTTCGATAAAGTTATCCTTATCTGCATTTTCTCCTGATAAATGGCACATGATTACGTTCTGAACATCATCTGGCGAATAATTTGCTTCAACAAATTTACAAGCCGTATCAATGCTCATATGACCTCTGAGAACATGGCTTGCTTTTGCCGGATTGTTCATATCAACCATGTTTTCGTCGTAGTCAACACCAAGCAAAATGTGGTTTAAATCATCGAATCTCCATTTAACAAATTCAGTGTCAGTCACATACAGAAGCTTTCCCATTTCTGGATGCGATATAACATATCCATAGCAAGGGCATTCACTTCCGTCTGCGTTTGTGTGCGTCCATTTTCCATCTTTCGTAGTAAGTTCAAATGCAATCACTCGAAATCTTGTATGGTCGAAATAGAGCCTGACAAGTGAATATTCGTCATTGGACAAGTATGGTGTTGCTACTTTTATTCCGATTTTTCTTAAATCGTAAACAGATTTGCTATGATCTCCATGCCGATGAGTGACTATGCACCCAACCACATTTTTAATATTCCAATCCAACCCTTTTTTGATTTCAGAAATCGGAACACCACAATCAAGGATAAGTGCTTCGCCATTGCTTGCTGTGAGTAAATGGCAGTTTCCAGAACTTCCAGTTCCTATCGTTCTCAAAAACATCTACACCACCTCACTTTCCTTTGCATAATTCAATAAAATCTGCTTTGCTCTTTTCGTGCAATTTATTCACAACAGATTTCTGAGCCAATTCGTGTGTATAAACAGGTCTGCCAAGAAGTTTTTGCATGTATTTATATAAAGCATCTCTTTCATCACCACTTGTCATACAGTAGCCTGTGTAAGTCTCAACGATTACACGCTCTTCCAGTGTCATTCAACCACCTCGATTTCATCATCCTGTGGAAATCGAAAAACTTCCATATTTATGTATTTTTTAAGAATGTTTTTGAACTCTTCTGGCTCTAACGATTCTTCCATATGCTTGCAAGTGCCACTTGCAAGAGCTTTTATAATTTCAATTCTCGCATATTGCTCTCTCAGCATTTCCATAGCCTTAATTGCCTTTGCTTCGGTGGAATAAGTTGCAATAAGACTGTTCATAAACACTTCTGGTGGTTCTGCAACATTTTTAACTGCAACAATTCCACAATTCCCGCCACCCCTATTTAATATTGAAAAAACAAAATCTTCATAAGGAATATCTGTTTTTCCAGTCTGTGAAATTACTCTCATTTTTACTCACCTTTCATAAAATCCGGCATAGAGTTCTCTGGTTCTGCTGCCACAACTTCTGCATCAGCTTCAACAAATTCAACGCTGTTTGCATTTTTGGAAATGTCGTTCTGCACCTGTGCCTGCAATTCATCCATAGAAGAATATTCTTTGAAGTCGTTATCCTGCATTTCCTCTCTTGTATACAATCCCATTGTCAACTCTGGGCAGTTAAGGCTTGAGAAGAATGATGCGGCTCTGTATCTAAGCATAAGCTGTGGCATTGTTTTCCACTTGCTACCGTTTTTTCCAAGCCATCCCTCCGCTTTTGCCATATCCATGTCAACGGTCATGCCCTCTACTTTTCTGCCGTTTTTCGTAGTCCAGGCAAGGCAAGAATACGGTTTGCCGGAGTTATCTTTCTTTTCCTCGAACTGCAATTCCATGTCGAATTTTCCAGAATTATTAATTGCTGCAATCAGAAATTTTGAACTCCATGACGGTCTACCCTGAATCACATAAAGATTCTGCATAACCATCAAAGGACTTACTTTAAGTCTCTGTGCCTGTTCAATGGCGATCAGACAGTTTGCATCATTCTTCTGGAAGGTAGATGGTACGATCGTTGAACTCGAAAGTGCTTTTGCCATCTGCATCGCCATAATAAAGTTGTCTGATGTGCCAAAGATGCCAAGACTATAATCGGTTACTTTGTTATTATGTGCTGCCACTTCTTTTTTTTCTTCATTTACTGCCACTGCTGTGTTTTCTGCCATTATTTCATACCTCCGATTGTGATGTTAATTAATAAATGCAATGCTTCATTTTCTGTAAATCCTGCATCAACAAAAGATTTATAAAGTTTGTATACTTCTTTTGCTGCATCATTAATGCTATTATCTGCTTTTGGCTCTGAACTGGTTAACCGTTCAAATGCCAATCTGGCACCAATGTTGAAATCAAATTTATCTTCCGGATTACAACGTGCAATGGCTTTCTTTCCTGTCGATTTATCAAGTGCAATCACCTGTCTATCTTTTTTGTAAATAACGATGGTTTCTGGTGCTATCTTTTCAATATTAGCTTTGTTCACATATAAGCACTGTTTGCCAGAAAGATGCGTTCCATCAATATCCTTGTCGTACATAGTTCCATTACCGCCATCATGGAAGTCATCAAATTTTACTAAACAGTCAGTTTTGTATTCGAATATGACGGTGCCAGGTTTACCCTTAATATCGTATGTTGTTAAAAAATCGTCTTTAACTTTCACTCTGTCTCCGATTTTAAATTTGCTCATGTTTGAGTACCTCCTTAACATATAAATCCATTGAATGACATAATTTAATGCAATTACCATGCATTGCATGATTTTTCCAAGCATTATATTTTTCATAAAATTTTTGCTCTGACATTTTGTCAGAATTGACAAGTTTCGCCCAAACTCTAATCTTTTTTCGTATTCTTCTTTTGTTTACGCCATTCAATTTTCTTATGTATTTTCCGTCTTTTGTTATGTAATGATGAAAACCTGTAAATAACAGTCCGTTTTTAAATGGAATTATTTGTGTCTTACCGTTAAGCGATAAACAAAGGCTATTCACGAATTGTTTTATACATTCAAGACACCACTTTAAATATTCCTTATCGTGATGAATTAAATAGAAATCATCCATGTATCTTCCATATAGTTCTATGCCTAATTCGCCAGTCGTAAAGTGATCTAATCCATTCAGAATAAGCAATGCATATACCTGTGCGGCCTGATTACCAAGTGGAAGCCCAATACCATCCGTGCTGTCAATTAACAAATGATTTAACCATTGCGTATAATCATCTTGGAAATAATAATCAACAACATCTTTTAAAATATCGTGATCTATTTGATAGAAAAATTTTGTAATATCACATTTTAAAATCCAGCCATCAATTCCATGTTGATTATAAAAATCCAACATTTGCTCTTTTAAACAATCCATTCCAAAATGTGTACCTTTTCCTATCTGCCCGGCATAATTAGTTCGAATAAATTCATTTGCTAATTTTAGATGCAACAAATTATCGCATAAGCAATGCTGTACCACTTTATCTTTAAATGAGCAGGACTTAATCACTCTTTCTTTAGGCTCATATACCTTAAATTCATTGTACGGATTCATCCGGTAAGTCTGATTTTCAAGCTGCTCTTTCAAAATGTGTAATCCCTCAAGATTCATTGTTTGAAATTTAGCACTGCTGCCATTAAATCCTTTGCCTGCTTTAGCTTTCTTATAAGCTTTATACAGGTTTCCAAAATCACATATAATATCTTTATCCATTGTAAAAAATCCTTTGTATTTATCCTTTTCGGAATGGTCATGCACTTTTTTGTATCTTTTTCTGATTTCGGCTTATTGCCTACTCTTACTACCTGTATGATACAGAATGGGCGAACACCGTTGTTGTTGTTACAGTTGTTGTTGTTGATATTGCCGGACGGAGAAACAACGGTTTATACAGTACATAACCAGTAAAATTATCTGCTTTTATCTTTCGTTCTCCAAGCAATCGCCATATGCTTGATATCCGAAACCATTTTTGACCAATATTCCATACTTCTTGTGTTGATAATATTCAGTTTCATTGATAACTCAATGTAAAACAGAAGTTCATCACAGTGAGTTATGGCTTTAGTCTGTAATTCTGACCGCTCTCTCCGGTAATACTTCAAATCGGTTCGATTTGCTTCATACAGATATTCATAGATTTCAAGTGCCTTATTCTGCATTTTGTCTACCAGTGAAAATCTGTATTTCTTTGGATATCTATTGCAATTTGAAGTTACACGCAATGTATGTTCTGCCAGATCTTTTGCTTTCAAAATTACTTTTAAGTCTGATTCGGCCATTTACTTATTCCTCTGATTCAAAGATTGAAGATGAAAAGATACAAACCGGGCGAACACCGCGGTTGCGGTCACAGAAGTTGAAGCAGATAAGGCCGGACGGAGAAACAACGGCGACTGTCGATTTATAATTATTGCAAGGTGTGCTCCACGGTGTAATGAGCCACCACCATTCATCAGTATTCGGAATGAATTTTCTGTATTTTCGGTATTCGTCAACCGTCAAAAGAGATACAAAATCATCTGTTTCTCCATACTCCGTCTGTCCATCGAGTGATAATAAATTTCTTTTGGAAGAAATTATATTCTCTCTTCCGACTTCTCTGGCGATTTTTTCATAAAACTCATTATTCAGATATTCTCTCAAGCTGCTTTCATTCCAGTCACTTGAGTTTTCATCAAACTTTTTATCTCCTAATGAGTCACCAATGCACATATATCCAGCATCCGTAATATCAAGGATTTTCCAGTTTATGTCTGCAAGTTCAAATTCATCTCCGATTTTTAATCCTTTCGGAATATGTATCACACCTATCTTTTTCTCAAGTGCTTTAACTCTGCCGAACAATTCTGAAATATCATTTTCTGTAATTTTCTTTCCCATGATTACTTATCCCCTTTCGATACAAAGATATTAGATTTTAAGATACAAACCGGGCGAACACCGCTGCTGCCGTTACAGTTGAAGCAGATAAGGCCGGACGGAGAAACAACGGCGACTGTCGATTTATAATTATTGCAAGGTGTGCTCCACGGTGTAATGAGCCACCACCATTCATCAGTATTCGGAATGAATTTTCTGTATTTTCGGTATTCGTCAACCGTCAAAAGAGATACAAAATCATCTGTTTCTCCATACTCCGTCTGTCCATCGAGTGATAATAAATTTCTTTTGGAAGAAATTATATTCTCTCTTCCGACTTCTCTGGCGATTTTTTCATAAAACTCATTATTCAGATATTCTCTCAAGCTGCTTTCATTCCAGTCACTTGAGTTTTCATCAAACTTTTTATCTCCTAATGAGTCACCAATGCACATATATCCAGCATCCGTAATATCAAGGATTTTCCAGTTTATGTCTGCAAGTTCAAATTCATCTCCGATTTTTAATCCTTTCGGAATATGTATCACACCTATCTTTTTCTCAAGTGCTTTAACTCTGCCGAACAATTCTGAAATATCATTTTCTGTAATTTTCTTTCCCATGATTACTTATCCCCTTTCGATACAAAGATATTAGATTTTAAGATACAAACCGGGCGAACACCGTTGAAGTTGAAACAGCTGAAGCAGTTGACATCGCCGGACGGAGAAACAACGGACATGCTATACTTTAATCCTCTATCAGCAGTAGACCACGGTGTGCATGTCCACCACCAATCATCCAGATCTTTGTTTACAATCAAATTGTTGAATCTTATAACCAAGCCAAAATTCGGCGGCATAACTTTGGCTCTACAAGGCTCAAATTCTTTCTGGTTATCAACAGAAAGAAGACTATTATCGTATTCAACAAGATTTTCAACCCCAACCTCAGATTCAATAACAGGCTGGATGCATTTTTCGATAACCTTTTTCAGATTCGATTTATTGTAGTCTCGTGTATCTTCATCAAACACGACATTTTCCGCCATAAATCCTTTTGAGATCACGGTTGTCGTATCAAAATCATGTTTAAGAACAATAAAATCATGTTCGCCGATTTTAAATACATCGCCTGGATCAAGTTCTGAAAGTCTGACCTTTTTTGCGTTTTCTGCTTCTTCAAGTCGTTTAACCAATTCTCTTGCAAGTTCTAACTCTTTACTCATTTTATTTTCCCTCACTTTTCTCAAATATTTTTAACTGTTCTGCCAGTTTTTTACATTCATCAGAAACATACTGTTCTGTTCTGACGACCTCGTCATTGGCCGGATATTTTCTTTCAATATCAATCTGTATTAAAAGCGGTATCCTGTATTTATGAAATGTCTTGCAGGCAAGTTCCAACTCTTTTCCGTCACCATAATGCCCGCAGTCAAAACCGAACCACCACAGATCACTTTTGATTGGATATTCTGAGTTTTCCCCACCATCAGAATATGTAATTCCACCATGCACTTGAAAAAATGCTTCAATGCGAACTCTTTCATCTGAATCAAGAAGCATACCTAATAGTGGAAAAATACCGCTTACTTCTCTATCTTCAATGTCTCTTTTGTTGATTTCGAGATAATCACTGTACTTTTTGCCATATAATGGATGGCTTTTGTGAACTCCTACATATCCGCACCGATAACCATATGCACCGAAAATAACAACACATTTATATCCATCATGTTCAAATTCATTTTCTACAATATATCTATCGCCCATATCATCCCTCCAATACAGACAATTTGTTGCCGTCTGTTACTTCAAGCATGATTAGCTGGCAACAAACAGATTTTGAAACCCGTTCTTTGTTGCTAACATCCAATGATTCAGAATCATCCAGAAACACAGGCACGGATAAATCATTGATTTTCTGAATCGAATTGCAAATATCAACCTTTCCGATGATCTGATTTCCTTTATTGCTCATTGTTGAAATAATTGATTTTCCATCAATAGCAGGTATGCATACTGATTTGTAACCACCAGATTTATTCACTTCAAACAGCTGCCACTGAACGGTTTCAAAATGTTTGTTTATTTCGGCAGATAACTTCTGATTTTTAGCCTTTTCCAGTTCGCCAAGCAAATAAAGAATCTTTTCTGCATCTGATTTTTTTTGCTCCATATCAATTCTACGATCACGGAGTTCTTCAAGACGCTGCTCGTCTGCGGATGTGTCGGACTTTGAAATCTGGCTTTCACATTCAGACAATTTTCTGCGTATCTCATTTTCTTCCAGCTTCAATTGACCACGCATGTCATCAACTTTCATTGATTTCTGCATTTCTGCTTCTTTTTCATCAATCTCAGCAGACAGTTTTTTGTATTCATCTGTATCTGAAATATCAACAAGTTTCGGGATTGCATCTAACTGCTTGTGATATTCGTCCAGTTTTGAAAGCACTGAATTGAGCTTTTTCATATTCTCTTCTGCCACAGATTCAAGTTCTGCAAGAACTGGTTTTGATTTCTCAATTTCCTCTCTTAACGCAGTTCCTTTTGCTTCGATTTCACAAAGCCGTTTCTTCTTGCTTTCCGCAAACTCTGAAACAAGGCGTTTAATTTCTTCGTCTGGCAAGTCTCTGTGGCATGTCGGACAAATGGTTGAGTTATAATCGAATTTTTCATTGTTGACAGCTACCCACTTCTTTGCCAACAGTTCTCTGGCAGAATCTTTTTCACTGATCTCTGACTTAATCCGGTCAACAGCAACTCCATTTTTTCTGATTTCCTCATGGATAGAATCTACAAATGCGTTTGCATCGTTGATTTTGTGCTGCATCTCACGGATTTTATTCAAATTCGCGTCATTAGCTTGTGTCTGTAATCCGCTCAGCTGAAATTTCAGTTCCAAAATCCCATCTGCTTTTTTCTGGATATCTTTTTCCAGTGCTTCTGCATCTGTCTGCTTCTTGACGTTACAAGCCAACTGCTCAGACAGCGTATTTTTCAGAAGTTCCAGTTCTGCCACATCAACGTCTGATTTCAACTGAATGTCACGCTGTTTTTCTTTGATTTGCCCGTCAATGACAGGCAAATCCTTTTCGATTTTTGATTTTGTTGCCTTATTCATGGCAGTTAATTCATCATCAGAATATTTTTCAAGCAAACCTGTAATCGCAGAAAGTTCAGCATTTTCTTTTGCCACGTCCAGATCATTGACATTTTCAACCAGTCCAAACAGATAGCTTCTCATATCTGCTGTTTTCTGATTAAGAAATGCTCCCGGACTGCTGCACATTTTCAACAAATTCATATCGATCTCAAAATACTCATTAAATGCTTTGAGAGTTTTTGGAACTTCGTTGATGAAATATGTGTTGTCATCTGAATATCCGACACCATCTTTTTTGTATTTGCGTTTCTGGACCTTTCTGGCAGTCACTTCCTTACCATCAATATCCAATACGGCAGTAACCGAAACGTCCATGTCGTCTACTGACTTACCACCAACAACTCTTCGTACTGCCGGATTATCCTTTAACTGGTAATCACATCCGAACATCAGCCATGTATAGGCTGTGGCAATAGTTGATTTACCGATTCCGTTTCTACCGGCCACTACTGTTCTGTTGAAAAAATCAAACTCGGCATGTGGGTATGCCATGAAGTTATCAACAATGAGTTTTCTCAATACAATTTTCATTTTTATCCCCTTTCAACTAAAATATCTACACGAAGCATCGTGTCTAACACTTCTAACATGTGTTCTCTTGCTGTTTTTTCAAACAGGTCTAAGAAATCAACATTATCCATCTCATGCAAGCTAACGGCACTTCTCAATGCTGTCCGTGTTTCTGATGGCAGATCACCACGGCGAACGCTTGCTTCATATGAACCAAAAATCTTTGATTTTTTGATTTCATCTCTAAGTTCTGTAAATGCTGTTCCCATTATTCGCCTGCACCTACAATTCCTGTAATTTTTCCATCCTCAATTACGAACGTTTTTCCGAATACGTTGAGAAACTGTAACTCAACTAGCATTAACTCATTTGGATTTGTTACTATCATCTGTATTTCCCTCCTGCATATTTATCTATACGTCTGGATTTTCCGGTTGATTTATGTACTACGACCAGATAAAATTCTGTTTCTTTCTCAAGCATGTAGTTGTCCGCTACAAGTCCTTGTGCCGAAAGAATCACTTTCTGGTCTCTAGTGAGCCTTTTCGGTTGCTTCATTTTCCTATCACTCCTTTTTATGGTATAATCCTCTAAAAAGCGGAGGATTACTTATGAAAAACAAATACTTTTCAATTAATGAACTTGACACACCTATCAGAGAACTTCCAAAAGTCACCCCGGAATATGAACCGGGCGAATCTCCAAGAGAATTATTAGAGAAGCAAATCGCCACTCTTGAAAAATCTCAGAAAGATATGGAGCAACTTTTGGAGCTTACTAAAAGTGAAGCTAAGTCTGCCAAAAAATCGGAAATAATTTCAATCGTGTGTGCCATAGCATCTATTGCGTCCACATTGTTTTCTACGCTATTACCCTTGCTATCGAAATAGCCAATCCAATAAGTGAAATACACAGAGCAGAGATGGACAACACTAATGTGAAATTCGAAAACCATTTCATGTTTTTACCTCTTTCTTCCTTATTAAATGTACCTACACAAGCCTTATCTGAGCATTTGCATATCTGATCTGTTCCTCAAGCACTTTCGGAACTTCATAACCACTGATAAGATCGTGAGCATCATCAATCCATTTTCTCTTGATTGATTTGTAAGATGATACGCAACCGTACTCACGTTTCAGCTGTCGGTAAATATCTTTAAACACTGAACTTCTAATACTTCCGTCACGATATGCTTCACTTGTCTTTCCACCAAGCACATCTACAACCTTGCGATTAACGTGATTTTTGATATCATCAATCTCGCACCCATACAGTGGCATGTCATTCTCCAAAGAATCAATCTTTTTCTCAACGTCAGAAACACGCTCGTTCAGTTCCGTATTTCCAAGTGCCAGAAGTTTAATCTGTTCCGCTGTTGACATCGGTTTGCGATAACCACCTGTTTTGCGGATTGTTGGGAGAACTTCTGATGTTACCCAGTGTTTGAATCTTTTTGCTGATTCAAGTTTGCTGCCGAAAATCAACGCATATAAACCGGATTCATTGATAACTGTCTGATTTGGGTTTCCTCTTTTTCCGTCGGAAATCACGACGGTATTCTTATCCTCGTCCGCAACGTGTGTTGATAGCGCATCTCTTGTATTGGAATACCCTAATGCTTCTGCAACATCTTTTCCGACAAAATATATTTCATTGTCAATAGTTACCGTTCTGATTTCACCGAACTCTTCTGAATTAAAAATCTGTAATTCGTTCATTTGTTCTTCACCTGCTTTCTGTGATATAATTGTTCAAAAAAAATCGGAGGATTCATGCAATGATTTTTAAAAATGATATAAAACTACTAAAAATAATCAAATCGACAACGCCAACACTTCCAAACGATTTCTACGACTGGAGCGAAATTTTTCAAATTTCAGGTATGTCTAAAACCGAATATCTCGTATCAATCCGAAATCTTCATGAAAACGGATTGATTTCATTTGGCGACCATTCACAAACTGCTTTCCGCTTAGAAGCTTCAGGAATCTACTTTAAAGAATTTCAAAGCCAAAATCTGAAACGGTATGTCATGGATAAGCTCGTTGATTTTCTCGCCGTAATCGTCGCTGTAATTGCCCTGATAGTTTCCATTGCCTAATGCATTGATTCCAGTAATTTCCACCGTTCTTCAAATTCCGGTTCTGTCATGCACTTCTGGATAACCACATCGAGATATTTTTTGCGCTCTTTCGGTGTGGTCATATCCTCTATTTTTTTAACGTATGGTTTTAATATTGAGGATTTGGTTTTTTTACCGAAACTTTTTGAACTATCAGGCAGCCAATCAAATCCGATTGGTTTTCGCCCTATTCTTCTGTCCCATACGTTGTCAATGATGTTCCAGTAAATATCCAGAAGTTCTTCTTTTTCTCTGTGCTCAAGAGTTTCAAACATTTCCACTTTTTTTCTCACCACCTTTTCTAAAATTCAATCTAACCTTTTGCTCGTTTTGTTTCCGTGGTATAATTAGTGAAACATAATTTTGGGAGGTTACACATGTTAAACTCAAATAATTTTGATTGGTCTTATGTGATCTCTGGCATAACACTTGTTGTAGCCATTGTTTCACCAGTCCTTGTCACGATACTAAACAACTATCACAACTCAAAAATCCGAAAACTCGAATTGGATTATCAAAATCAACTTTCCTATTATCAGAAACAAGAATCCGTATTCAATTCCTTTTTGGAGTCAGCTTCTAAACAAATTAATCATGATTATCCATCGGAAAGAAACGAATACATGCAATCTTACAATCAGCTTTTCCTCTATTCACCAGAAGAATACTGGGAACAATTCAAAAAACTGAATGAAGCCGTTGTAAATCGCAACAAAGACGAATCAACAAAATTACTATCGTCTACGGCAGTATCATTGGGAAAAATCCTGCAAGAATCTGCCCTAATGTTCCCAAAACTATAGTAAAAATAACTCCCGGCATACCAAGACCATGTTCCGATTTTCCGTGCCAATATGACATTAAGCATGTAACCACAACGAATATGGTTATTGGTATTGCGTCTAGGACGCTATAATGTAGCATCTTAATTTCTCTCACCACCTTTTCGCAAACTATCATACTGTGATAGTTTTATCGTAAAAAAACATCTACTTTTTCTGAATCTGTCATATTGAGAAAATTTCCAAGATCATTAAGTTCAACAATAGTAAATGGTACTCTTCCATTCATTTTAGAATTAAAAGATGCAACGCTTTTTCCTATTGCATTAGAACACTGAATATAATTTTTGTCTTTCTCTCTGATGATTCCTTTTAACTTAGACAAATTCATATATCTCACTCCCTTTCTTTCATCTTATGACAGAATAATATCACACCATGATAGTTATGTCAATCGTATTATGAAAGTTTTTTATAAAAATTGTTTACTTTTTTATCATATTATGATAGTATTATCATATCATTACAGAAAGGAGAAAAAACATGAGTAGCGAACAATATTGCATTAAGGTTGGAAACAGAATTAAAGTAGCCAGAAAGGACAAGGGAATAACTTTAAAAGAACTTGGAGAAAAAATAGGTCTTACAGAAGCAACTATTCAAAAGTACGAATCTGGTAACATAAAAAATATTGATGTTGAGCTTTTAAAAAGAATGGCAACAGTATTAGAAGTAGATCCAGCTTTATTAGCCGCATGGGAAGATGATTACAAAATAAGTCCATCAGATAAGGAATCTATGGGAAAACAGTACGGTGAAATCATAAAAATATACAGCCAGCTTACACCGGGGCATAAAATGGCTGTACTTAATTTAATGAAAGATTTGTTAGATTGTCAAGAAAAGTAAACGGTTTCAATATATTCTAACAAATTCTTACATTCTATCATAGGGAGTATATCTAAGAGTTCATCAATTTTCTTGATATACTCTCTTTTCAATTCTAGTGTTTCTTCCTTGTAATCCACAGCAATTCCCCCTTTGAATTTTACTCTGAAATAATTATAGAACGTATGTTCTTTATTTTCGAGTATTGATTTTTGATATCAGCTAGTATAATATAGATTATGCGAACAAATGAGGAAATTTTGTCGATAATTTGGCAAAAGAAGAAAAAAAGAGCAACCAATAACGGTTGCTCTTTTTCCTTTATTATTTTACTTCATAAGAAGCAGATTTGTATGTTATCACATTTCCTGTGGGTTCATCTGTATCATATTGAACAGCTTCTACAGTATGAGTACCCTCTGAAAGCATATCTCCATTAATAATCAAGCTACCGTCAGTATCGGAAATCTGTTCTTTATCATTTTCCATTCCGTCAATATAGAAAAAAGTTAGATGTGAACCATCCATTCCTCTTGCACTATATCCAACTTCTGTCATTAATATACCGGCATCTTTTAAAAATACAGGAATGTTACCATCTTCTGATGTTCCACTAGATGTTGAAATAAAAAATGTTCCAGAACCCATGTCAGAAAAATCAGAGCCGTCAAAATCTTTGTTTGAATCTTCTTTTGCTTCTTCCTTTGATTCCTCTTTGTTTGCAGATACTTCTTTTTTAGTATCGTTTGTTTTTGGCTCTGATACTGTTTTGTTACCGCATCCGACAAAACAAGAAGAAATAGCCATTACTGTGCATAATAAAAATACAACTTTCTTTTTCATTTTATCCCCTCCGATTAATTGAATAGTTTATAGAAATAATAGCACACACATTGAAAAATGGCAATAAAAAAAGAGGGGCAAAACGCCCCTCAATCATTAGTCAATATGAACTTTTCCATTTACAACCTTGCAGGTCGCATCTCCGGTGTAGTTAAAATCAACAGCCCCGTTGAGCACAAGCCAGATTCCTTGGTCATTCTGAACCAATCCAGTATAGCTAAAATCAACAGCTCCATTCTTCAGATAGAACCATCCATTCTCGTTCTTCGCCAGACCGTTAAAATCAAAATTTACTTTTCCGTTTTCGATTCTCCACCAGCCGTTTTCATTCTGAGCAATTCCGGTGTAGCTAAAATCAACAGCTCCATTGGTTACCTTCCACCAACCATACTCATTCTGGGCTACGGTATTTGCCCCGAAATCAACCGCACCGTTCCGGACATACCACCAGCCATTCACGTTTTGCGCAAGCCCGGTGTAGTATGCCGCTACCTGGTTGTCTTTGTAATAGTACCAGTTTCCGTCAGCGGCTGGCTGATTGGCAAGACCGTCTGGAATACTTGGTTGCGTCAGTCTACCGTGAAACTCCTGCTCCCAGAGTGCATCATCCACCCAGTAGGCCGGGCATGGCTTTCCGTTGACGTCATAGTGCCGGATTACACGATCAACCGGGACGTTGTATTTGCTCATCAGCTCTTTTACAAGATCAAGAGCGTTGTTGATCGTCGCTTCTGTTGCTTTTACTGTTCCATTTTTTGTCGTGTCGCACAGCTCCACGTTCAGCGTGTTTGCATTTTTCGCAATACCATACAAACGTCCACCGCCATTGTTGTACTTTCTTCCACCAACAGCCCATGCAACACGATCGTCTGGAACCGAATGCACTACAGTCGTATCATCCACGAAATAATGTGCTGATGCCTTCCTGTTTTCACCTTGAAAATATTTACCGTTATTTTCTGCTGTGTCTCCATCATTACTTGTAAAATGCACTGCGATATATCCGATGCTGTGCAATGCTCTATACGCTCCGTAGTTTGTTTTAGAAGCCCACATTTCCTTTAATACATAAGACATAGAATCACTCTCCTATATAAATAACGGGCAGTGGTACTGCCGTCCACCTCCTAAGCAAACGGCTCATTCCCACATAGATTTGCCCGTGTATCAACCATTAAAAAAGTCAATATAACCATATACTCGAAAACCAGTACCAGTACATTCAAACAATTCAGTAACACCAAGAGCCGTTACTGTTCTGAACGAAACCGAACCGTCCATTGTTATTTCCATAAAACCAGGCCACCAAGTTCCCTCTGCTGCATTAAGAAGCATTACCCACTGGTATACGGTGTTTCCTTGCGGTGGATATGGACAGCTTTCAACAGCACCGACAAATTCTCCGTTCAATTTGATAAATGTTCTCTTGCCATACTTATACCATCCATTGCTATTTTCCAAATCAAATTCACCTTTTGGAAGATTCCGCATATGTACCTCGGCAGTATATGGATCCACAACAAGTGCGGCGGTAAGAGAATTGTTTACCGTATCAACATTTTTCCATTCGTAGTTATCTTTCTGACGATCATTTGCAATCATTACCTTCGATGAAACAATGCTATCTGCGGTAATTTTTCCACCAATATTAGCATTGCCACCGTTTTGAACCGTCAATTCGTTACATGAAACTTGTCCAACGTTATCAACGGAAAAGTATGTGTCATAACCAGAGCCAGAAATGAATTCTTTGATTTCTATGAGGTTTAAATTATCATCACTTTCTCCAAAATAAAGTTCACCTCTTGTGCCGTTAAGCGTATAAAGTTGATTACCAGAAATATGAAATCCTGCAACTTGGCTTTCTCCGGTAATTGACATATTTGTTGCAGATATTTTATGTGCAAACAACTCTTCTGTATCTATCTCCTGCGATGTTACAGATTTTGCATATATCTTTCCACCATCAATATATGTCAAATCATTGTTTTTGCACCATTGCAAGATAGTTTCGTCTGCGGTGGCTCCCATTTTTTGAAATTTACCTCCAAGATTACGGTATATCGGATGTTCCGCTTGCAGCATAATCGTATCGGAAGCATAAGCAATTCCTACAAGCATGTAGTAATAACCATCCATTGTGGTTGGTACAGTCTGCACAAGCGGTTGCTTTGAAACTGGTTTGAACCTGCTGCCATCCAGAACACCTTGTAAATATACCGCCATGTATGGCGATAATGTAACTTCCTGTGTGGCGTTTACATTAAAAGCTATCACGGTATAGTTATCTGTTCCTGTGGCATATTTTTCTATTGCAGAATTTGCGAACAGAACCGGATAGGATATATCAAAGTCGGTTCCGTCATTTAACGGATGATATCCGCCTGAATTTCCAACAATCAGAGTTCCTGCTGATATAGCACTGCTTGCCTTTATCTCAGCGGCATACTTGGTTTTGTCGAAAGTATCACCAGTATCGTAATTTGCATCGCACCACCAACCGGTGTATTTTCTGCCTGCAATGTCCACTCCATCTCTATATACCATTCTAATGATAGAACCAGCCGGATATTGTGTAGACAGCGGTGTTGTGCCGCCATAATATATGCTCACAAGCCCTGTCATTCCACCATTTGCCAAACTAAGGTTAAGAGATGCTTCACCAATTCCGGAAAACGGTAGCCAGTATGTAATCTTTTGACCATCTTTCAGTGATGAAAATGGTGCATTTCCTCGCCACTGGCTTGTATTATGTGTTTGCGTTCCAGTGATGAACGGGTCGCTGTTCTCTGCCTTTTCTATTGCGTCTGCCGCATTTTCATTGGCTGTATTGATTCCTTTTGCAAGTGTAGGCTCCGTATCTATGGTAGAATCGTCATCCAAAACGATGTGCGTTCTAGTCCAAATATACTTACCGGAAACCCAGTCCGGATATATAAAATCCCATTCGCCGCCAGATAAGGAATATGAAGAATCAGACAGGTAATACTGTTCCGTTACGCTCTTTGTACCTCTTCCGGTGTTACCGTAAATTCCGATAATTCTAGGTGCTGTAATGTTTACAGTGCTGTTTGAGTAAGATACAATATCATAATTCCACAGATATCTTTTTTTTGCCGTAGGATACTGGATTTTTAAGAGAAACCCAGATGTATGATTTGTTATTCCAGACGTTTTATCTGTAACCAGATAATAAGATGTGATTTCGTTAATAGAAACACCTTGATATCCGATAGTTTTCTTTGCCGTGTTTACAATCAATCCATCTGTATATACAGCATTCTCATATACCCAAAGATACTTTTTATCTTCTGTTGGAATCGGCTTCGTTGTTGCGAACTCCGAATCTTCCGGTGGAACCGACATGGAATCAGATACAGCAAAATATTTCGTTATTGTTTTTATTCCATTTTCACTCGAACCGTATATGCAAACAGGATCGCTTTCAGATGTAGTACCGTTCCCGTAAGACAACCTTGTTTTTTGCCACATATACTTTCCGACTTCCCATGTTGGAGGATTAGTCTGCCAACCATCAGTAGGAGCTACTGTGTTTGAATCAGAAAGCGCATAGAAAATATCAGAACCAATCACGCTTGATTCTTTTACATCGACTATAGTATTATTTACTTTCTCAACATTTCCTTCAATATCTTCTATGGCTTTTTCCACAGAATTTCCTTTTATCTTTACGGCTGCGCCAGAAACCGTGACATCTTTCGTATCAACATCAACAGAAAAAATAATATTTCCGTCATCATCTTTTACCGTGAGACTTCCGGTATTAATCCACGATGCATTGACACCGATTGCGGTTAAAATTCTGGCAATTACATCTCCGTTTACCATGATTCCGGCAGTCCAAACAAAATTTCCGTTGCTATCTTTACTCGTAGATACTGCAATCGCTTCTGCGGTCATTTTCCAAGCCATACTTGATTCTTTCAGTGTTGGCTTATCATGGATATAAAAAATCTTTCCACCGGCAGAATCAGTTTCTTCGGTAGAATAGAAGCCAACCACATTCTCGACACGCTTGTTTAATGCTTCAATTGCGGATTTACGATCATTTTTTTCTTTTTCCACCAAATCTTTTGCTTTTGCATAATTTCTGGTGCCGTTTGAATACTTCTGCGAATTGTTCCTTATCGGTGATTCTGCGCTTGATCGGGTTGTCTGCGAGCCGTTAAGTGTATATGTTGTACCGGAAACGATCATTTTATACTGCCGGTTTTTTTCATCAGTAAAAACAACAATGTCTCCTGCTTCAATCGTAGGGTCTCCAATGTGAGTGATTTGACCGCTTCTGAATTTAAGACCAATAAATTCATCAGAAAGTCTTTCCACCACTTCTGCACCTATTCCGCTTACTATCAGATCGTTTTCCTCAATGGACACAACATAATCATCCGTTCCGGCAAAATATTCTTTCGGATCTGAATTGCTGTCTGAATTTTCTACAACCTTAAACCCGGTAATTTTAATGTCGTTTGTTGATAAGTCTTTTGAGAATGAGTTGTTGATAGAATGGTATTTTCCTTGATTATCTTCTGGATTATCAAGCGTAGCCCTGTCAAACCATTTAATTTCCAGTTCGCCGTAGTTGTTGAATCTTGCAAAGCATCCACATAACTGGCATATCCACATAAGGGCTGTTCTACATGTAAGTCCATCTGACATAGGTTTTACATTTACCATAACTTCGCTGTGTGGAAAAGTAATTGTAGACAGCTTTACTCCGCAGTAGCTGCAAATTTCCGAAGCAATGCTTTCTAATTTAGCCGGATATAGCAGCTTTGAATCATATGCAACATCTAAAAGATACATGTTGTCGTAACAGGTCAAAGTGATAAGAGAACCGTTATATTGCGTATCTGCGACGGCAAATGTGCCTTTTCGCATTTTTTCTACGGTTCCATCGTCTAACGTAAGACCTACGATAGCATCCAATTTTGCACCGTAAAAATCATAATCTGAATATTCTTCATAAATATTATTCAAAATGACGGTACATTGGTTGATGATTGCACCGCCAATTTGAAATACGGAATCTTCCGAAACGGCATCTTCAATCGTGAAGCCACCAGACCACAAACAAGAGTTTGTAATCGGTATTTCTGTTCCGTCCGTAAGCGTCAGCGTAGAATAAACTCCAAAATTTCTGTTTCCATTTTTTATATTTTCTTTGTATTTATCAGATACAGTAATCATACTTACCTCTCAATTATATCAAAGCTCACCGACTCCATGAGTTTCTTTCCGACCCACCACAATTTAGTAGGTGTTTTCTTGTCGCCGGTATAATATTCTCGCACTTCATAATCACCAGAAAGCATATCTGGGTAATATACAAAAATGTATTGCGGATTAAACTTCTGCATTAAGAACGTTGTGTCTTTCCATCCTCTAGCCGACCATTGCACAGATAATGTACGTTTCTGACCGACACGGTTTTTCTGCATCCTTGTATCTTCTGTACGTCCGCTTTCAGATGCCGAAACGTCTTGTAATCCATATTCCAAAAATGCGGGGCACGGAATGATAAAATCATCAACCATTAGTATTACTTCATGTCCGCTAATTCCATACGTTTCGTATATATGCGGAGAAACAACGTAGTTATCACCGTTTTCTTTTTTGAACACTTGATATCTCCAAAGATATTGCCTATATGCATTTATCGTTGGGATTTCTTTAGTCCAACCAGAAGTGTTTGTGGTAATGCCACTGGAATAGCCAGAAGAAAGGTAATACGTCGTTAAATTGCCCAAAACGCCCTTTTCTTTTACATTCCATATAATTGTCGGTCGTGTCTTTTCTGACGTGCCATCAGCGTATACAATGCGTTTGTAATTCCACAAATAGAAGTTTGTATAACTTGTAGGTACAAAACTACTCGACCATCCACCTGTATCATAATCAACGATTTCCGAACCGGTTGCCAGATAAAATTCTGTGATAGAAAGTATCGTATCTACTGTCGGTTTTTGATTAATGCTTGTATAATATCTTGACATTTCAACCTCTAAAAAAGAGAGCGCATTGCGCTCTCTTAATATGACGGTACAGGCTTCATCCTGTACTCAATTTTCTGTTGTCCTCTTGATACAGCTCTTGCAAGGGCTTCATCTGTCGTTTTGAACTCCGCAACACACTGAACATTAACGTCTTGCCTGTTATTCATAAGTGCCATAGCAACACCACGCTCAACAGCATCTTGCATTTGCTCTTCGGAAATACCCATTCCGCTAGAGTTCTTCATAATACTGTCGGCAATCATGCTCATGGTCTTTCTGTTTTCCAACGGCAATACTGCTTCATCTCCTGCTTCACCGACACCAATCATAGACGCTTTAGTGAAATATCCACCAGTTTTATACCAGTTGATATTGAATTTTGGTATAGAGAATTTTGCATCTCCTATGCCAATATCGGTTTTTGTCCACTCAATGTGCGGTAGCTTGATTTTTACAGATGTCAGACCGTTTACAAATCCTCGGATTGCTTCCTTGCCGATTTCGAATAAGTTACCCATTCCAGATCTGATTTTTCCAGGAATACCATTAATCAAATCATAAAACGTATGGATACCATTGTTGAATCCATTCTTTAATCCGGAAACGATGTCGGCACCTTTAGGTGATACTACATTTAGGATGTTTCCGATTTTGTCAAAGGTCTGCTTTCCGATTTTTGAAACCGTGTTCAAGAATCCATTTTCTTTCACAGATTCCCAACCGGCTCTTAATCCGCTGATTGCATCTGAACCTTTTGATTTAATCCACTGTGTAGCATTTCCAGCTTTGTCCTTTACATAAGAGCCAATTTTCTGTGCTGCCTGACCTACTTTGCTTTCTTTTACGGAATCCCAACCAGTACGCAGTCCCTCAAGCGCGTTTTGGCCTTTGTCAGACAGCCACGTTTTGGCATTGCCAAGTTTGTCCTTGATATTCTGCGGAAGATTTGAAAACCAAGAAAGTACACTTTGAGCATTTGTGGCTAATCCATTAAGGAAACCACTCATAGTAAATCCACCGATTTCGGCAAAAACCGTAGATGGCGAATGTATTCCAAGAAATGTTTTTACAGCATCGACAAACTTACTAAAAGGACCTTTTGCTTCGTTTTCTAAATCTTCGTCTTTGCTGTGTATTCCGTTGATATATCCAGCGATAGTATCTTTTCCGGCATCTCCGGCAACAGCAGCCGTATCTTCACCGATTTTTTGAAAAACATCTTCATAGTTACTTGCAACGTCAGTATAAACCTGAACGCTACCTGTGGTCGATGCTGTTGAAGTAGTTGTGAACAAAGAATCTATGATATTTTCCGCTGCACTGCTGGCATAGCCCTCTCCATCAATTCCAAGCTGTGTAAAGTTGTCATTAATGGCTTTGTTTAAAGGGTCTATTGTATTTTTCTTGTAATCCGAAACAACAGTTCTCATATAAGTTCCTTTACTCCACTTATAATGAGCCTTTTCCATCGGGTCAAGATTTTCCCAGTCATCACCGGCTTTTTTCATAATACTGCCAATGTTGTTGATATAATCAGTTTGAAGTTTATCCGCAACTTCCTTTGCTTTTGATGTGGTTTGCTCTTTTACATAATCCATCGCACCCGGAAGTCCGTCCATTATGGCTTGATATGTCTGAGTATCACCGGCTTCTTTTGCGGAATTGGCTAAGTCGATTAACGACTGTTCTGTTTTGTCTTGCGCATCTTGTACGCTTCCGACAAGTGAGCTGAGATCGTCATTAATTGCATCCACGTTCAGACCATCTTCATTGATGTATGCTGACCAGTCCAGATTATGCGTATTTACATAACTCTCAAAGTTATCCATTGCCTTTGTTGCATCATCAGAAACGCCCATTAGGTTAAACAGCTCTGACTGTAACTCTACAATCTGCGGATTCGTCGGGTCTGTACTGGAAAGTTCTTTCAACTTTGTAATCAAATCTTGGATTTTATTTAATGTTTCAGAAGAATATCCTGTCACATCTTCTTTCAACTTTTTAACATTGGTTCCGGCAGATTCATATGCTTTAGAAGCAACACTGCCATCCGAAAACGTAGCATATACAAGTGTTTGATATGCTTCAAAACTTGTTTGAGCTGCTTGATAAAGGCTATCAAACTGCTCACTGAGTTTTTGCACGCCATCTTTTGTTGACAACACACCGATATGCATTGCTGACTGGATTTTTTCTATTTCAAGCACAACGCTTTGTACGCTTTTCTTGCTTTCTTCAAAATCTCTTATCTTGTCAGATACGTTGTCAAAACTGTCTCCGACTGCATTTATCGCATCTTTTGCTGTGCTAAACAGCTTTTCAACCGGAACACCGCCTGGAGTTGAGAAAGATGCGTTTATGTATTCTCCAACACGTTTTCCAAGCAGTTCGTCAAATGCTTTATTTACACCAACGATTGCAGATACTAACGCAGTCATTCCAACTATTGCCGCAGTCCACGGATTTGACAATCCAATAAGTTTTAATGATGCAACTGCCACAGCTGCGCCACCTGCGATTTTTGCAAGTGCACCAACAACGTTGTCGGCACCTCTTGCAAGATCGTAAAAACCGCTGGAACTCAGAGCAAACTGAGCAAATACAGAAGTTACACCAATAGCTCCCTTTTGGAGATTTGTCATGTTATTTCTAAGTGTTTTTACTCCCTCAGAAACTGCATTGAAAAAGTTTCCGTTATCAAGAGTAGCCCTAAAGTTTTTAAAGGACTTTGATACAACATCGACTCCCTTTCCCAGTTTTGGATATGATGCGCTCAACTTTGAAGTATACTTTTCGTTACCGCTAAGCGAACCAATAACCATTGTGGATGTCGTAAAGACTTTTTTGAATGATTTTGACAATTCAACTATGCCTTTTACGATTTTTGTTGATGCTATTGCTTTCAAAAGTTTTGGCATCAGAATAAAGGAAGCAAGTGTTGTCTCTATCGGCGCCTGGCTAAAAGATGCCGCAAACATCTTTACCCCTGCGTTAATTGCTTTCCATAAGGCTTTTCCGACTTTATATCCAATATCAATAAAATCAATATCAGCAAGGAATTTTCCTATTTTCGTGCCAATCATAGTCCAGTTTGTCCTATCAAGCATGGTTATAACCGTGTTAAGGACACCTTTACACCATACATTTATAGTACGCGCCAAACTATTGAAATCAAATGTACTGAAAAATTTATTTACGCTCTCTGCGATGGACGTCCCAAGGTTTTTCCAATCGAAACGTATTCCAAAGGACAGTGCGCCGTAAATAACAGTGTTAAGTGCACTTGCAATGGTTGCTCCTACATCTCCGAACAGTCGTGGAGAAATAAGTCCATTAAGGAAATCTGCAAGCCCTCTTCCGAAATTCCTCGCTTTCTCATAGATTTTGTTCCAATCTATGTTCTCTAATACATTGGAAAGCGTATCTCCTATGTATTTTCCAAGCCCGTATAACGTGTCTATTCCGCTTTCAAACATCGTAGAAACACGTTTCCATGTGCCTTGATTTCCACCAGAACCACCAGAACCACTGCCGCCACTTCCAGAACCTTTTCCACCGGAACCGCCACTGCCGCCACTTCCAGAACCAGAACTATCGCTGTTATCAGACAGCTTATTTAACTGGTCAAATGGCAATGTAGACAATGTCTTTTTCAACTGTTTTGCCGACTTATTTGCTTTATCTGTATTTTTTGATGCATCTCCTGTGCTATCTGCTAAGTCACCGGCACTGTCAGAAGCATCTCCAAGGTCTACTGCTATTCCGGCAGAACCAGATTCGTACTTCCAACCAAAAATTTTTCCAAGAGCAGCTGATACTTTCTCTGCAAACTGCGTAACAGCCATAAGTGCCGCATTTAACGCTTTTACCATTGGTTTTAATGCATTGATAATCGGCTGACCGATAACTGCACCAAGACGTTTGAAATTCTCTCGCAACATTCGCACTTGGTTCGCCCATGTATCAGCAGTGCGTGAGAAGTCTCCCTGTGCAGCTGTTGTGTTAGCAAGAACGTACTGGTATCTCAGCATCGTTTTTTCTGCCTGTGACATAGATTCTATGTCGGCATCCATGCCGTTCTTCATAGCCCACTCTTTAAGTGTTGCTTGTGTTAAATCAAGACCGTACTGTCTAAGTGGTACAACCATTCCAGTAAATATAGAGCGTAAGTCCTCTGCTACTTCCGCTTGGTCTTTATTGTAGAAAGATGCCATGTCACCGGCTAATTTCGTAAGGTTCAAAGATACATCGGCAAGACTATCAGATGCACCAACATAACCGTCTGTTGTTTTCTGCAAAAAGTCATTTGCTTTTGCTATCTGGCTTGTGCCGATACCCATTGCAGAACCCATTGCCTGGAACTGCGAAGCATAGGTTTTGAATGATAATTCGGACATTCCAAGCGTTTCAATACTTTTCTTTGCGTATTCCTCAACCTTGCCTGTCATTGCACCGAATGTTGTGTCTACGACGTTCTGTACCTCTGTCAGATCAGATGCAAGGTTTACAGCATCTTTTAACTTCCCGGCAGCACGAATAAGCATCCAATACGAAGCGTATAGCTTTCCGATAGCCGCAGCTAAACTAAACGTACTCAGCTTGGAACCTTTTGCCGAACCGGAATAGCTGATTAAGCTACTTTTTAAAGAATTAGCTGCTTTTCCTGCGGATGCACCAGTTCTTGACAACTTTGCAAGTGCGTTAGTCATGTCTATAAGATTCTGACTAACTCTTGGTGCAGTCGAAAGTTCAGACATAAGCTGTTTCATCGCTGTTGCTAATTTCGGTATGTTTTGAATTGCTTGCGTAGACGACTTATAGCCAAGCTGTGCAATTCCTTTTGCCAAATCTGCCAAATTTCTTGACGCTGCGCTCATTCCGGATAATCCGTTTAAAGACTTGCCGATCTGGCCAAGAGAAGATGCGGCACGGTTAAGACTTGCCGTATCAATGGAAGCCATTTTTTCAATACCTTTAGCCGCTCTTGTAAAATCGGCAGTTCCGACAGATTTCATATTTGTCATAGCCGAAGCCAACCGGTTTACACCGTTAGCCATGCCAGTTATTGAGCCAGTATTTACAGCACCAAGTGATGCAGATAACCGTCCTAACTTATTGCACAAATTATCAATGGCATTGCTCGCTGTCTTTGCTTGCGCCCCTATTTTAATTTCAAGATTATCAATATTCGCCAATCATTTCACCAACTTTCGTATAAAAAAAGACGGCAACCATAATAGTTACCGTCTATATATTTTTCCGATGTGCTATGTCAAAATTAGCTTTCATTGTCTGCATTTTCAAAACAAATGCTTCTCTTTGCTTTTTAAGTTCCTCTTCTGACATTTCACCATCATCATCTTTTTTGCTAAGCAAAGGATGTTCCAAGTATTCAGTTTTTGCTTCGCGACCATTAACGCAATGATCTATGGCAAATGAAAAAGCGGATATTCCGTAAGTGCCAAACCATAACCACATATCGCTATCTTGCCGTTCTCTTTGAAGATTAAAGCCGTCAAAACATCTTTTCAACATGATAGGTGTCATATGTTTAAACTGTTCAACACTAATTCCAATCGAAAATGCTCTAGGAAATATGTCATCCCATATTATTTCGTGGAATCCTTTTTCTTGTGGTCCTGCGGAACTTTTTTCGGTTTCTCCTGTGTCTCCGGATACATCTCCGCAATCATGTCGTTCAGTCCGGACAGGTCGAAAAAACCATCTTCTTTCATCCACTCCTGGATGTCTTTAAATAATTTTGCGTAAGAAATTTTGTTCTCGCGCATATATCCGCGCATGATTTCAACAGTCTCTTTCTCTGTTTTCGGATTATGCTCAAGCAGACCTGCAAAAAATGCAATTCTACATGTTTCCGGCATGTCAGCTACCTGTTTCGCAGCACCATCAAGCATATTTTTCACGGTTACTTCTTCATCAAGGTCTTTCATATCTTCTGCAACATAAGACATGGTCATAATCTTGAACATTCTGTTCACAAGATTTTTGCACTCTGCTGCCGCAAAAGTAAACTCTAATTTATATTCGTTACCATTAACTGTAATTGTTTTCATATTTATTTCCTTTCCCACCTATTTTTTATAGGGAAAGGGGCAGTCCGAAAACCGCCCCTTAACTTTTATCACATAGTCAAATCGTAATCGGCTGTAGGTTCGGCATAGCCATTCAAATCAGCCGTTTCCATTGAATGGCTAGTTATTCCCCCGGTGTAGGTTCTACAACTGTATCGCTTCCGATCATTTCCTCAATAATCAGATTTATGGTCATAGTCAGCAAACTGTTCTGTTCTTTCGATGAAATCGGAAGTTTTGACGGCGGCTGTGCTACGACATATTCAGCCTTTTCGAATCCCGGGGTAATGGTCTCGAACCACATTCTTTTACCACCGGTTAATGCCTGATAGGCAGAGATTACCTTTTCCCATTCTGCAATTGTTTCATTGGTTTTATTGACTTCTACTGCCATTGTATCGGAAACAGTGTCACGTCCAGCGATGTTTCTGGTCTGTTTGTCCTCTAAGGCAGATGCGTCAATAGATTCCGGTTCTACCGTAACTTCGCCAATGTTATTAATACGCGTCAATAAAGTAAAAGCAGTCGGTTTAGTTCCGGCTGTTGTTTCAACACCATATGCAAATTTAATGCCAAGTGAGCTTACTCCTGCTGTTGCCATGTTTGCTTACCTCCTAAAGTGTAAAAAAATAAGAGCCATAGGCTCTCTAAATCAATCTGTCATTAGCACCGATTATTCTTTGAAATCGTGCTGTTTTTCTGTAGGTTTCCCCGTTATATTCAAAGTCTGGCATTGACTGAACCGTGAAAGCCATCTGCTTAAAGATGCTCGCCACAGTGTACATTACCCGGTTCACATCGGCTCTGTTTGTGTTTGTGGTGACATCAACCTGTATGGTTTCAAGCACCGCATTAATGCTTTTTCCCTCAAGGTCTGCGCCACGCTCAGAGCCAGACAATTCTTGAATATATACGGTTGGGAAAGCTGCTTTTCCATTTGTTTTCCCTTTATCCGTAACAAATATGTCCGGATATTTACTTTTTAATTCTGCCAATGTTTTTGATTTTACGATAGAAAATATCGTTGTGCCTAAATCAAAAGCCCATTGATTATCTGTAACCATTATCCGAACACCTCTTTTGCTACTTCAACAACAATTCTTTGTAATTCAAGTGATGTATTGTACATAAAAGGTCTGCTAGGCATACCCTCTGTGAAATACCACTTTCCATCATCGCCAGGATAAAACCACCCGTATCGCCCATCTGCAAGCTGTCTGATTGTTTTACCACTTGCATACTGCCAAGATACTCCGTCCGGTAACTTCCCCGGATATGGAGATTCGGAACCAATAATTCCAGTTCCAAACTCAACAAATAATGCATGGTCAGTACCTGCAACAACCGCCCAGACAGAACCACCATCAATCTGTCCTCTGTATTCCGAATGAACACTATTGAACAATTCTGTTGTGAACACTGCGTCAAGGTCATACACCTGTGCTCTTGCAATTTCTACGCCACGCTCAGCCAGTTTCTGCGCCAGTAGGTTACATTTATACTCTAAGCTGTTTTGATAGTCTCTAAGCTGTTTTATTGCGTTCTGTATGGATTTTTCTGATAATGTCATTGAAATCACTTTTTTTGCCATAAGAAACCTACTTTACATTTTTTTGTAAAAGGAACAGATCTACGGTCAATCCCTCGTCTGCAACTCCTTTTACAATGTAGTCTGCCGTATTTACATCCACCAATCCATCAGCATCTCTGCCGACATTTGATTTTTTCCAGATGTAGTCCCCGGACTTAATTGGCAAATATCCTTTGTTTGTAACAATCTGGCAGTATGATGAACTATCATCAATACCGAACTCTTTCACAAGCACTTCGCTCAGCTTGTTACTGATATTTGCAGAAAAAGTAACTGGCTCAGAAAAGCCAGTTTTTTCTTCGATGTTCTGAGGAATCTTATTTCCATCATCGTCAAGATAATAGATTTTGTTTCCGTCAGAATCCGTATAGGATGTGTAGATGATGTTTCCGTCATCGTCACGGTCATATACAGTGAAACGCTGTCCTTGCAACGAATACTGCATACGCTGTTTATTAATATCAAGCATTTGTATCAGAACCCTTTTTAGCCTGTTTGTAAATCTGATTTACTCCTGTGCTTGCCAGACCGGACATAATACCTACTGCGATCGCATTAAGTACGTCATGTGCCGGATAATCTGGAATGATATACATGCCAACTACACCCAGAATGCCGCCAGCAACACCGACGATAACCGGAATGTAATTATCCTTTACTTTTGGAAACAGCTTTGCTCCAACACCAATTAAATAAGTAATAACAACAATCGCAACGACTGTTGAAACCTGTGAAATATCCATTTTATTTCCCTGCTTTCTTCAAATGCAGCTCGTCAATTTCCTGTTTCATTTTAGTAGCCATGCCATTTCCACCTAATTTGTGATATGCGTCGTACATTTCATTAAAATTGTTATAGACATAAGACGGGATTTCCCCAAGTGCCATGTATTTATCGTGGTATTCAATCAGCTGAACACGCAGAAGCAACATGGTTCCTTTGCTGTTTGCGTCTCTGTCTCTTTTCTGCTTTTTAAGCAGCCAGACAATGTACCCCATAAATGCTGTTAAAATGACAGGAAGAGCTATCATATATGTCTGATATAAAAACTCGTTCATTTTGTCTCCTGTAAAACTGCATACCGCCCACCGCCACTAATGCTGTATGCCCCTGCTACCATTGGTAACGCTCAATCTTCTATATTGCTTTTACATACGGGAAAATTCCCGCAAATAAATCGTCGCGACTTATCCAGTTTCTGCTTACTCCGTTCTCTGTATATGACTGCATATAAGCTTCTCCCGCCTGTGAACAATCGTAAACAACAATGTTGATAATGTTGTTTTCGTATTTCTTCAAATCTGCATATATCTGTTCTTCCGTGTAGCTTGCCGGATAATTACGGCGTTGTGTAATCTCTGTATTTACCTGCTCAATAAGCTGCTCAATCAGAGGATTTTTTTCCGGCTGGTCAAACTCAACCTCGCCAGATTCATTCATATGGTATTGACCAGATCGGAAGAGCACAGCCGTATTTTGATTTTCTGCAAAGTTGAATATGCCATGCTGCAACCTCCTACAGACCAAACAGATTAATCAGATACTCTTTCATTTCTGCCCCGGTCATAATGTCCGCATTTTCAACGCCAGTACACATAACAATCTGACGCAGATCAGAAACGCTCATTCGGTTGATGTCTGTCTTTGTATATCTGGAATCAGAAGATGCCGGAGTATTAATCTCCGGCACTTCGTCACCTGCTTTATACCATTTCCCATTACGCTTCATTGTGTATTCTGCAATCATCAGCACACACCTCCTACGCAACTTTCATAACAACAACGCTGTCCATTCCCTCAAATGTAGGCAGACCAATCATGGATACAACACAATGTGTATTGATTGGATGGTTTGTAGCATATGTGTATACAGAAATACCAGTTTCAACAATAGACAGGTTTCCGTCTGTAAGGCTTCCACTTCTCTCTTCCGGTGTTTTTCCGAACACATAATCTCCAAGATAGATACCGCCAGACTGGCAAGATACAATACCTGTAGGAACAAAGTATTTTGTCTTATTGTCTGTCGGGTCGATATACAGTTTGTCGTATACCTCAATCTCGATGCCATATCCACGCAGATACTCAGTTACCTGTGACTGCTGCAAGCGAATACCGCCATTGTAAGCAGTGATTCCGAGAACCTGTTTCTTTGTGTCCTCTGCTTTCAGAACATATTCCCATGTTTCTGTATTCATGGTGAATCTGGTCAGTGAATAACCTGTTTTCTTTGCGAAATCGCGTCTTGTCTGAATCAAATCATCTAACGGTGTTGCTGTCGCTGATGCGGACCATTTGTCGGTTTCGCCTGCGGAAATATCAACAAAGTGGTCTTTCTTATGTGATACACCATCATCATCGGTGTAATCAATGTAATAACTCTTACCGCCGATTGTTACCGGTACTTTCGGAATACCGTCTGCCGGGGCAAGCAGATTCCAAATCTGTCTCTCTGGTACTGCTAATGCACCCTCAATCAGAATCATAGGTTTTTTACTGATTTCTCTCAGAACATCGTTCGCAAGACTGGTGTTCTCGGAACTTCTGTAATTGTCATACATCTGTTCCTCTTCCTCAGTAACCATGTAAGATTCACGATAGAATGGCATGTTGTTCTGAATATCGGAGAAACCTCCAACATCTCTTAACTCTGCCTGTGCGTCAAAGTTAGATGCTTTTAAGGAAACTGGAAGTCCAGATTTTCCTTTAATGAATCTCAGATTTAATCCGTCCTGTTTTCTTGTTCCAAACTTCTGTCTACCAAGATATGGTGCAGAACCTAATGTTTTCTCATAGTTATCCCACATTACTCCCAGACTTCTGGCAGTAAACGCTTCGCTCAATGGTAATGCTGGCATTGTTTATACCTCTCTTTCATTAATCAAAAAAAGTAACTCGTGGCGTTGCAGCTTTCGCTTCATCCGTTACGGTTACTCCATTTGCTGTCACTTTTGTTTTGTCAATAGAACCCTGATATACATAGGTTCCGGGTGCATCTCCCATAGTTACGTCTACATCTTCCAGAATGTAACCAAGGCACTTTGCATCGTTGCTCGGATATGGTGTTCCTGCTTTTACAATTTTCTGACCGTTACCGTCAGCCGCAGATGCCATAGACTGAGGAACTACGCAAGCAGCTCCCTCATAAGGAAAGTATTTTAAAATACCTTTACTTTGTGAAAAATCTCTTACAATAGGTTTTCCCATGATGTACCTCCTAAATCACATAATGATTTTTAGTTTCGGCAGATGCTGTTGCATTTCCAAATGAAATACTTTCTGCATTTAACACATCTGCTGTTTTTTCTTCGCCACTTCCACTTCCGCTGCCAGAACCGCCGCCTGGATTTGTGCCACCGTCAGCAATTTCTTTTTCTTTTGCCTGTGCGGAAGCTGTTTCTTTATCAGTGATAATTTTTCCAAGAGCTTCGTAATCCAGAGTTCCATCGTCTTTGACAACTGTTTTTGCCTGTTCTGCATCAATCTTGAAATTGGACATAGCCTGTTCACGCTGATTTCGGATTGCATTTTTTTTCTGCATGTCAGCAATGGTTTTGTTTGCTTCCTCTAAAGCTTTGTTAGCCTTTTCGATCTCGGTGAGATTGCCTGTTTCCAGTTCATCAATTTTGGCCTGCAACTCTTTTGCTTTGTCAGCATCGGCTTTATATGCCTTTGCTTTAGTCTTTTCCTTTTCCAGTTCTGCATTGCTCTGGTTCAGAAGATTTGTAATCTGTTCCTCTGTAGCTTCTGGAAAAAGTTTCAAAACCTGTTCTCTTGTCATAATTACCTCCGTTACTCACGCTTTTGTTATCGCAGGTCGCTCCTGCTGAGTTCTCCCATTTATCGCATGGGTGCATTTTTTGTATCAAAAAAGCAACCACTATGAAGTAGTTGCTTCCTTAATTAATGTATTGATTTTATTTGTCACCCACGTTTTTGTGTCACACGCATACTCAACTTCCATCTGAGCACCTGCATCGTTTGAAATGATGCTTGTCGGCTTAAAAGTAGTGAGTGATTTATACGCCTGTATTTGTGCTTCTGATAAGTCGGTTTCTATTGGTGTATTGAGATATGTCATTACTTTGATTGGATTTGATGCAATTAATGCTTTAAAAGCATCCATCCCGATAGTTCCGTTATCATAATTAAAATACAAATGCAGTTGACCATTATCCAGTAAAGAGTCAAATTGACCTATACCATTTCCATAAATATATTGATTGCACAAGATTTTTCTAGGTAAAACTAAATCACTCCATTTTATTCTTGTTGTATATGTTCCTTCTATCCAATGTTCACTCCATTCTTCATCGCTACTTCCATCAAATACACCTTTCCACACCCTTTGCACATATTTCCCTCTCGCAAAGTCAATCTCGTCCGCAATCCATGCCTGTCCGCCTGCATCAGTGTAGGTGATTCCAGATGTGCCGGAGGGAACTGGGATTGCAGAAAGTCCTGTTGGAGTTGTGATTGGGAGGGATTGTGGTTGTTTGTATGGTTCATATGATGTGGCTGTGTTGCCCTCTTCTAACTGAATATGGTACACGCCATTCAGAACATCATTAAAAATAGCAGGTGCGTTATCTTGTTTTAATGTTCTAATTTGGACTGTAATGTTTCCGCTACTGTCTGTTGCAAATGTTTTTGGTCTATCTTTCCATACCCCATTGATATTACTACTCGGACCGCTAAAATAAATGCTTGCTACATTTGCGGTTGCCGGAAAATCTGTTGATAGAGTATACTTTGTACTAGGTTTCAAGGTAAAAGTAAATGTATTTACAACGGGAGTACTGGTGTACTCTTTACTCAAATCAAACAAATTCTTTCCAGTAATCTCAACCCCAATACTTCCATCTCCACCTACGTTTTCAATCTCCTGTGGATATTCTGGACTTGGTGAGGGTTTACCACCAGTGTAGGGTTCAAATGGTAATGCAACGGTAGATTTTGCAAAGATTACATTCCTTGCAAAATTTGGGTTATTATTATTATAATCTACTGTAAATCGAATATATGCGGCATTTTCTGGCGTTTCAAAAACAGTGTTGTATTTATCTGTTGCTATTCCAAGGATAAAGGTTTTACTTGAATCGTAAAATGCACCCCATCTACCCGCATCCTGATCCGAATGTAAATAATATTTTGTCTTAGCACTCACGGCAATGAAATTACTGCAATACGAATCTGTTTCTACCATATTGTTTCCAGTATCATCACTAATAAACCCTTGGCTCACATCATTTGCATCAAACAAATTCGCCCCTGTTGTCGTCTCCTGCCAACTCTTTCCATACAGCCTCAATCCTTGCAACGGCATTTCTGCACTGTCAGATACTGATACAGGCTTTCCAGACTGTGAAGTAATATTTTCAACTATTACCGGTGCTTTTCCTCTTATTTTCTCATTTAATTGCTTTACAGATGCATCTAATTCAGTATAGGTATCTGGGATAGATGCTAATACTTCTGTACCTTTGTTTTGTACGTTGTTTACCTGTGTTGTTCCTGCACTGTTTACATTTGAAACTTGATTGTTTCCAACCGTCTGAATCTGATTTGTAACTTCTGACAGCTTTGCAGATGCAGTGCTGTTCAATTCAGAAATCAACTGTGTATACAGGTCAGATGCACTCTGTTCTTCTGATGCAGACATATCTGAAGATAATCCAATCAGACATTTTCCGATCGCAATCGTTGTATTCCATACATTCTGCTTCACACCGCTAGAATCGGTTTTGATTGCACACACGACAAACTGAACGTCACCCTTATATGAAGTAACTTTTGCAGATAATTCCCATGAAAAAGTTATATATCCGTCAGATGTGGTTTTAACATCCGTGACATGATATCGGTCTTTTCCCTCTTCCTTATTGCTTGCATTTTGGAATACCACATACAACTCAAGTGCAGATAAATCAATATTGTTTCCGACAATCTTAGGGCAGTGGAAATATTTTCGTTCTGCCTTTTGGTCAGTCTCAACACCTAAAATGATCTCAGAATCCGGGATACTGATTTCTCGTGTTTCTGGGTCTATTTCCAGTACGTCATTTACTGGTTGTGCCGCCATATGTAATTCTGCTTCGTTTAGTAATTCTTCTATACTTGGCATGTGTATTTACCTCATGTCTGGTCAACGAATAACTTATTTGTCGATACAAGCTGTCCGTTTCTCTTTCCATAAATCTGGATGCTAAAGAATTTTCCGTCAGTCACAGAACTTGGAACCGCAACCTTGCCATTCACAACTCTGTTCGTTTCAACTCCGTTTGAATCTCTCATGCACACGACTTTTGCCATGCCCGCCCAACTCGCATCAAACGAAAAAACAAGATTCAGCCAGTTATCCGTTCCGCTTGCAATTCCTGTGAAATCACATCCATTTTCCTTTTCTATCGTCTGCCAGAAAACCTTAAATCTCAAATCTCTCATTTATAGCCACCTAAAAATAGCCACCACTATTCTGCGATGGCGTTTTTATTATTCATCTGTTGCATCAACTCTTGTGCTTTCTTTTCTTGTGCAGCAACATCATCAATCGTCTGCCACAGGTTATCCAGATACGGTTTTGAAAGCAAGAATGTTTTTTCCGCATCGCCCCAGAGACCTACTGTCTTGATTGCCACGAGCGGATGCACGCCACACTGTAACAGTTGTAAAAGTGTCTGAGACTTCGTGTACATGTTATCCTGTGGACTATGGTTAATCTGTACCGTAAAATCTCTAAGAGACAGGTTTAAGTCCTTTTCATATATGCGAATCACATTCAGAACCACTTTTGCCAGTCGTTTTTCTGCCGTAACAATCAGTGGGTCTTTCAGTTTTGCTCTGGTCTTGGAGAAATCCCATCCGTTTCGCAACTCTACAGCACCTTGCGTATCACCGCCAGTATTTCCCTGTTTTGACGGAATAGCCAGAATTGATAACGCATTGTCCCACAAATCGTCCTTTGCTATCTGAGACTGTGACTGATCTAACTCTTGCGTAATAACATCAACATCAGCTTTGTTATCTTTATTGATGGATTTTACAACTAAAGCACAATTCATTTTCATTTTTTCAAATTGTTCTTCGTCAACTTCGCAATTAATAAATTTGTACCATGCTTGGATCAGCTGTTCCACTCCATCCATTCGATTAGATTGCATATTATTTATCGCATCTAAAAGATCAACCACAAGTTCAATATCTGAAATTCGTTCGTGATTATTCGGATATTCAACAATCGGAATACCACCAAATCCATGTAATTTCCAATCAGATACGGCTCCGTTTATTATTTTGCACTCATGTGTACTGGAATAGCACAACTTGTAGTATCTCCCGTCAGCATCTTTCAACTCCTGTACTGCCAGTAACGGCTCTTCCGTACTTCTGTTGTAGATGACAAACGTATTCATCGGTGACGGTGCAACAATTCTAAATGGTACTTCTTCGCCCGGTGTTTTCTGCACCGCCTTAAAAGATGTACCTGTTGCTGACTGCCATTCACCGGATTTTATGTCTTTTTCCTGTTTGTTTGCATCTTCCATATAGTCATTTAATGTGTCTACAGCCTTATTTACGGCTTCTTCATCTTTACGGCTAATGTACTGCACAGGTTCGCCATAGGATTGTCCTGTTTTAAACTGGACAATCTCATACGCATGGTTTTCAACGATTTTATTTGTAATGTCGTCACGAACTTTTTTCACACGGTATCGTATCGGCTGATCTCCTTTGTAGTAATCCCATAGATATTTAATAATATGCTTATTCCAGTTAAAAGTTCCGATGCAATTACCAACAACCTTTACGACATTGTCCTGTGCAATGGTTTCAACATCCGTATATGCAATTTTTCGTCCGTATTTTCCTTTTACAATGTCTTGAAGATGCAGTGTGTTCATGCGTTACCTCTTAATATCTCATACCGCTGCTACATGTTCTGCCGGGCAACGGTTTTATCTCTGATTGCCATGTGACCGGATCGTAAATAATCTGTTTTCTACAGTTACCACATCTGGAAATCACTTTCTGTTTGGGTTTTCCATAATATTTGCCAACAACCGAATCACATTTAGGGCATTTAATTATTCTTGGTTCTCTCATAATGTTTCTTTCTAACAAAAAAGCACCACCGGTTAAGGTGATGCTTCTTCGTATGGGGGGATTTTGTGAAAAAGAACTCATTGTCAATTTCTTCGATTGTAATTATATCAAATTATATATGTGACATTCTATGACATCTTTACATTCAAATACAAATGTCCGTATTTTTTTTCAAACGCTTGCAATGCTTTCCCATGCAAACGTAACGTCTGACGGAAAGAATACTCCATATCAGATGCAATCTTCTCAAAAGTCTTTTTCTCGATATATCTGGAAAACAAAATGTCATAAAGAACTTCGTCCTCTATGCTGTCAATCTGTTTGATGATAATTTCTTTCTTATCAACAAATTCATCTATCATTTCATCTATTTTCTTTTCCATCTCTTCGATTTTTGCAAATTTTGTGCTGTTTTTATCTGGATCTGGTGATGTTTGCACTCTTTCTGAATTTTTTACAGCAGATATGCTACATGCCATGATTTTATATTGGTGTAATTCAACCAATTTATTGTCGATCATCCGATTCCATCTGCTTATCTGCCCTAAATATTCCTTTGTCGTCATTTTTAATACCCCCTACGCATAAATGGATTTATTGCCGCTTCGGCTTTTGCTACTGTTCCGCTTCTCATTTCATTTTCAAATAATGCAATGCCATCTGGTGCATCATCGTGCTTTACTTTTCCACTTCGTGTCATGGTTGTAAGTTCTTTCATAAATTTGTAATATTGGCTTTGCCTATCCATTTTTCTGAAATCTCTAAAATAGTAATCACGAATAATGTTATCTCTGGCATTTTCCATTCTGGTTATTTTGTTTGAGCAGTTAAATTTGAACCTTGCGCTACATCTACCACCTTGGTTTTTCACAAGTTCCATTACATCACGTCCAAAATATTCTCCGGCGCTATTGCTTTCAAACGTAACCGTTTTTACATTATGCTTGACAAGCATATTTGCACATTCTGGTTTCGTAAATTGCGTACCGGCATTATCAAACACCACATCCACAATATACACTTCATTTCCATATACATACCCAACCGGCATACAGCAACTATCTTCACCTTTATCAGCACTATCGCAAGCTGCCATTATTGCATCTGGCTCACGATCAACAGGAAGTTCTTCAAAATAATTCAATTCTTTTTCGGCAAACATTCTTCCTTTTGCTTCAAAAGGTTCTTGCTGGAACTCTGCCGCCCATGTTTCTTCCGTAACAAGTTTTCGTTCTTTTTGATAATATTCTGTGGTGAAAATCTTACGGATTCCTTTTTTATCCTTACGGAAGATTTCCCAGTTGCTCTTATCAGTTATTGGATCAAGTGCAGGAACCGCAACCTCTCTCCATCTCCAACCAAGCTCATCTGCTTTTACCTGTAATGCTGTAATCGGGTCGTACAAGCTATATTTCGTTCCCTGTATAATGATTGGTGTGCCCTCTAGTCTACGTCCAAGAACATCATCTGTAACTTTTTCGCACAAGAACTCTAATCTATCCCTGTTTCTTGCTTCCTCGTGGTTTTTAACACAGTCATCAATGTATACAAGCACATTCGCTTCTGTACATCCGACAATAGCACCATCAATAGGCCGGCACGTAAATGTAGGAAATATGTTTTTGCTTTTTAAATCAATAGATAGATTTTCTGCACTTTTGTAGTCCTTTTCGCCTATTTTTTTTGCTTCTGGAAATACACTGAGGAAACGTTGATATGTGCGATCTGTTTCAAAATCTTGTAAAAGACCACCGTAAAAACGCTTTACAAGTCCCTCGCCTTTACCGACACCGAAAATACTTCCGTCCGGGTCTCTACCGCCCATCATTTGTGCTAATTTCAGACCAGATGTTGTTTTTCCGGTTCTTTTTGGCTGTGATACAGACAGAAAATCCAATTTTCCATCGTAAACGTCTTGATATGCGGTAATTACCGGGTTCAGAACTTTTCTACGTGGAAAATAAAACCTTTTATATGGGTCTCTCTCGTCAATTTCCATGTAGTAGAAAAAGCTATCTACCAGATACGGTGCTTCCAACCTTAACACATCATAAAATTTGTTTAAAATCTTATATTCTGCATTACTTTCTGATCTGTACACTTCCAAATCCTGTATAGTACCGCCTTGGCTTTGAATTAAAACAGCATCATTTATTATGTTTTTTGTTTTTTTTGAAATTTCAAGTGCGTACTTTGAATCGTTATCCCTAAACATGCCGCACTTAATAGAATTTATATAGGCATCTATGACATTATACAATTCTCCGTCAGAAACAATCTTATTTATTCCTTTCTTTGAAATGTATTCATCATTTTTTTTGATTTGATTAACTAGTTCAATACTAGCCAATAGAATACACCTCCACTTAAAAAGCAGAAGTGTATAAATGACTTCTGCCTATAACTTTTCTAGGTTAGCGACTAACTCTATTTGTTAGCCGGTAATATCACTTAATCAATATCTGCAATGCTTTCTACGAAGCAGTTATAATAGATATATCTCTTACCATTGAAGTCAAACTTGACATATCCACCATCATTTGTTTCAATATCAATCTTGCCTTCATATGTTGCAAGCTCTTTACCATCTGCCGTGTATACAGTAATTGTTCTTTGCATACCGCCATTTACATCACTTTTCATATCTGTTACCATTCTGTCCCATGATGCACATCCTGTCATTCCTAAACACAATGTCAATCATAATACAACTGCTAAAATTTTCTTTTTCATAATATATTCCTTTCTGCTGATAATCAGCCGTTTAATTCCACTGCCATTCCATTTCCTCTTCGCTAAGATATTTATGTCTCACTCTATACCTGTCAATATCTTCTTCCGCAAATGTAATTATATTGTTTGCAAGTCTTACATAAACTTCGTATTCGTATTTTCCGTCTGATTTTTCCCACGTCTTGCAGATAACTCCTATGTCCGACTTGTTTACAACAACAATATCTCCAAAAAGAAATCTAGGTTTATTATCTTTTCCATTCTCAACAACTCCATCAATTATCATTCTAATTCATCAATCCTATTTTCAAGTATCACCACGCACTCTCTCATTTTCTTTCCGTCCTTTTCTGAAAGATAATCAACACCAGTAGTTCCTATTTTCCACGATATTTCTTTCAAGCGTTTGATCGCATTTTCAATTTTGTTATCGTCACGATTAAGCTCTTCACATAAGCACTTGGCAATATCTTTAAATGGCTGTGGGTGTTCCACTCTCTCTAACGCTTCTTCAAAGGTGTAATTCCCCTTGTAATCCATAATAATGCCGACAGCTTCATGCTTTCCAATATTAACTCCTAAAAATCTGTCTGATACTGTGTTCCATATAGCATACAGATTGTCTACATCATCTTGCAATGCAACTATTAGCATAATCTCACTCCTTGTTCTCACTATTTGCTAGCTCTTTCGATTCTTCCGCAAAGATATTTTGAATGCGGTTCTTCTCCTAGAGTCGCACAGTCAATCATTTCCGGCTGGCTTTCCGATACGCTCCGGCTCTCCAAATCTCGCCACATATCTTTCTCTATGCTCTCAATTACTTCTGCCATGCTCATTATAATAAACCTTAAATCCTTTCATCGCATAACCAAAAACAGCCTTTTTCAATTCCTCATGGGTGGAATAGGCCTCTTTCAAAAGAATAGCCACGTCTTTTTTTCTGATCGCATAAATTCCAAACGGAATTTCTTTGCTCGCAATCTTCAAAACTCCCTTAAACTGCTCGTCGCCCATTTCATACAAGCTGTCTCCAACATTGACTTTCATTATTCCACCAACTTTCTGCCGCAGATAGGGCAATAATTGATTTTTATTGTGCCTGGGCAAAAACTATCTCCGGTGTCAATATACAACCAATGTCCCTCATCATCTTCAAAAATGAAGTCGTTTCCAGTTATTAATGCATTGAGATATTCTGATTTAGCATCAATTATTTTCTTGCAAAAATCACACATTGCTACTCCTTGAACAGCCCATCCGGCAGTTCTTCGCCTTTTACAACCATGTTGAAATACTTATTGGCTGTCGGTAAGCTGATCCCAATTTCTTTAGCTGCTTTAGACATGCTCTTTGTACCTGTCAGAACTTCATCCAATCCTTTGTAGAATTTTTCCTTATCAATTCTCTTTACTCCCTGTGCCATATTTTGTTTCTCCTCTTCTGGTCAATAATCATTTGCATACACGCAACCAATATTCCGGCAACAAACGCAACAGCAGAAATATATATGCTCAATTCTCCTGTCTTGCATGCACAAAATGCTGTATTAACAGTCCATACTGCTATTAAAAGATACTTCGCAATTATAAATTTCTTCATAATATCCTCATTTCTGGATATGATTCACACACTCAAAGGCTTATTCAGCCAAACGCATTACAGCTTTTTGTGTGTCATTTCCTAGCTGATTGCCGTGCGCATAGCCAACCAACCTTGTTTTTGTGCGTTTCTTTTAGGTGATTCATACACCCTTGCTGACTCTTTTATGCCAACGTCAAACATACACGAAGCACTGAGACCTCCTTACCGATCTTTGGTAAAATGGAAAAGGTTGGAATTGAACCAACAACGTTTACCACATGGGAACGGTTTTACAGACCGCTGTAGCACAACCAATAGCTACCTCTTTTCCGTGTGCATTTCTGCAAAAGCAGCATTTTTTTAATTCAAGTGGATTTCTGCCACCAACACTCTATCCGGTCGCTATCCGGAATATTTGAATGTAAGGACTTGCACCTTATTAGAGCCCATCTTCCAAGAATCGAACTTGTCTTGCTTGTATATCGCAAGGTCACCAGACATCCGGAATCGAACCGGACTAAGCACTTTGCCATTCAACACCTACGGTTGCCACCAACGTCTGACATTCATCTACCAGCATTACCACTTGCAAGGCTTTGAACATTGGTCAATCGGAATGGTAGGATTCGAACCCACGACCAACTGTGTATAAGACAGGTGCGCTAACCAACTGCGCTACATTCCGATACCGGGCAAATTTATTTTCGCCCGGTACAACACATATCAACAGAAAGGATTGAACTCTATGAAAAGTCCAATGGCTGCAACAGGACTTGAACCTGTTCCTCCAAATGTGCGCGCTGTGTGCTTTCCGTTACACCATGCAGCCTTGTTTGCATACATTTCAGTGCGGTATGCAAGCGCACAACAAGAGGTGTAAAAATAGGGATGCCACTCATGCCATCTGTCCGATGGCTAATCCCTACACAACATTTGACCGCTATGTAGGGCATATCTTTTATAACAAGGAGAAATAAATATATGGGATTTTCGGATATACATCCCAAACTAGGGTAATCGGAATCGAACCGATGACCACGGAGTCAAAATCCGTTGCGCTACCACTGCGCCATACCCCACTAGCAAAACAATATATATGCTGCATTAAATGCAGAAATCACTGTCAAAGTTACCAACAAGAAAAATCCATTGTTTTTTTCGTTAGAATCACTTGCTGCTCCGGCGCCAATTAGCATCAGCAGACAAATTACTATGTTTGCGATAATCAAAAAGCATCTAATCATAATCTATGCCCTCCCAGTCTGGACATTCATGGAGATAATCTATAAAGTCAGCGCAGTAATCACTATTATCGTTTACACAAATCCAATCATCCTCTTGATCGGTTCTTGCAAACCTACAATTACCACAATATTTTTCACCATCTGCCATTTTTAAAGTCCTCCATCTCTTTTACGCTCATGCCTACAATCCCAGCCGAACCGTCAGAATCTGTATGTTTGAAAAACTCACCGTTCTGCGGCCACATGTAGCGGAACATCGCATAATTTGCCAAATCCAGAAGATACTCTGTGTTCTTTGTCTCTTTGAACTTCTCAAGACATTTTTCAATGCATCCCAGAGCGTCTACGTTTCCGGTAGAGAAGTTTTTGCTCGCCTTACCGTATTTGTAATATGACTGGCAAACAAGTGCTTTTCTTTTGTCATCAAACGTTTTTGAATAATCCGTCTTTAATATTTCATTAGTCACCGACATTTTCTCTATCCTCCCGGTGTTTTATCTGGCACGATACCATTTCACGGATATTTGACCGTTCTACGTTGATTCCATGCCCTTGTCTGCATAATTCACATGTGAGAATCAATCCACACTGCGAACATTCATCAGTTATTCTTCTTCCGGCTAAGGTTACCATCAGATATCTCCCTTTTTGCGATGCTGTGATTTCTCTGAATCAAATCCATCCGGGTAACGCTCCCACAGCTTTTTATTGTTCGTAATTGCAATTTCCTCAAGTGTGGTTCCTAAAGATTCAGCTATCAGTGCCAGATAGTACAGAACATCGCCACACTCTTTGATGTGATGCTCACGGTCAAATGGATGCCCCTGGAACAATTCTTTTTTTATCAGATCTACCATTTCGCCAGATTCACCTGCTGCACCTAGTATGCCGTTCAGTAACATGTTTTCGTTATTCGCCTTGCAAATGTCACTAGCTGTTCTCATTACTCCTGTCTGAAATTCGTCAAATGTCATTTTTTACACCTCATTTCCTTATGCATATACCCACGGTTCTTGCAATCGCATCAATAATGACTATTACCAGAAACCATGTCGGTAAATTTAATGTCGCAAATAAGTAAATCATCAAAATGTCTAATAACATGATATATCCTCCTAGTTGAAAAGGTCTTTTTGTTTTTGTCGAAATTTACGGGACTTAGTAGGGCGGTTTTTCTCAGCTTCTCCAACCCCCTCCCCGGTCCTTTGCTCTTAATCTTGGCAACCGGACTATAATTGTTTGATATTCAAAAACAATTCATACAATTATTTTTTATTCCGTTCAACTATTCGCAAAAGCTCAGTTATACGAAGAGTTGAAAACGCTTGATAGCTTGAAACCCCTTGTATTTACTGGGTTTCTAAATTGTGTATGGTTTCACACAATTCAAAATGCTGTCGTTATTGGTTATCCTCTTCTAATTGTGTCTGATTATCACACAATTCAACGGGCTTTGTCTGTCCAAGGATTGGTAACTCTTCGACTTCTTGTGCCATTGGCTGCGTGTCTGCCTGTACTGGGGCGGTCTCTGCCATGCCGTCAACAGCTTTACAAAGAAATATATAGCCTACGTTCCCAGCCGCCGCGCCTTTATAGCGTCCTAGCTTGCATTCTTCTTGCCACTTTTTGACCGTGTCCGAGCGAAATAGGCTTAATTTCTCGCAGTAATCATCTTTCCTGTGTTCTCCTCTCATCCATGTATACAGTGTATCTCTTGATATGCCAATTAATAAAGCATACTCTTCTATCGTTGGCTTTTGATTATACTTATATACAAGATCTGTATATATTTCCCATATGTCATTTAATAAATCTATATCGCCATACATAGACTTATTTTTATAAAATCCCATATTGCGGTTTATATATTTTATCATCCCGGTAAATTGGCTAGAATTCTGTTTGTACAATTCTTCTGTATCTTTTAAACTGCTTTCGTATTCATCAGCATATACGTATATATTGCTTGTATATACTTCTGCGTTTCCTGCCTGTACTGTGTTCATGATCTCACCGCCTTTCCCTGGATAAATAAAAAAACGCCCGCAGATCTGTAAAAGACCTGTGAGCGAATAGTTACTTTTTGCCGTCCCTGCTCTTTTCGTTTCCCCGCCAATGCTTTCTCCATAATCGGCAGCTTGGAGCACTAAAACGGGGGCCACTTGAATTTCCTGAAATCAAGATAGCATTTATTTTTTAAACTGTCAATAACTTTTTACTATCACTACTCAGAGTTATTATTGTATACAATATACGCATATATTATTAAAATATAAATAAAAACAGACCGAAAAAACAGCCTGTTTTTAAAATTTTAAAATATTACATTTTTCAAAAAAAGTTCGATCTTTAAAATACTTCCGACCCTTTTTCCTGTTCTTTCGACGTTTACACGCATTTTTCGCGCGGCATTGTCTGGACTATGCGTAAAAATGAATTTTTCGCAGATACCGCCGTTTTCGGTCTTTACTGTGACCTTGTATACATTTTTCATTCGTTCCATGCGCTTTACTCCTCTTCGTGATCCTGTTTTATTTCTTTGCTTTGTACAGATAATCGTAATCGCCTAAAGTATATGCTTTAAAATCTGCGACATACTTTTGTTCTTTGTCGCCTCTCTGGATCTCATCGGCAAATACTTTCGCTGCTTCCAGGTCCGAGAAAAGGCCAAAAGTCAAATCGTAATTTTTCCATTCTTCATATTCTTCGAATACTATGAAGCCGCCGGCTTCCTCGGCTTGTTCCAAATCTATTTTGTATTTTTTAACGTCTTTCCATTTCATGCTTTTTTCTCCTTTTCTAATGCTTTCGTATATTGTCTTTTGATAGTTTTATTGTATTCTATTATTAGAATATTGTCAAGACTTTTTTAATAATATTTTATTTTTTCTTCGTCTGTCGGTATCACTTCGACTATATCTCCCGGCTGACATTTGCACATAATGCAAATTTTGTTTAAAGTTTCAAGAGTTATGCTTTTGCCAGCTTTTATATTTTGCGCTGTCTGCGCTGGCAGAAGTCTTTCTTTCTGTATCCTTGTTTGATTGTAGCCGCGTTTTTTAAGTTCTGCGAATACATCAATTTTATATTTTATCATTTTCGCAATTCCTCCTTGTTTTTTTATAAAGTAACAATACCATCATGTGTGCGATTTGTCAATTTGAAAAATATTCTAATTTTTGAGTATTTTTGTATTGACATTATTCTAATTTTAGAGTATTATATAACCAAGTTAAGAAACACGAAAACAGATCAGGAGGAAATAACATGGAAACTTTAAAAATCGAAAACGGAAAAATTTATCGCACAAGTATACTTTCAGAAAAAACAGATGTTTTTGAAATCTCTGATAAAATTCCTAAAAATTATTTTGTGTGGAATATCGGTAAAAATATGGGAACTGATAAATACATTCCAATATGTGAAGACTTACACCCGGAAGATAAAGACGACTACAGTATTAATCCGGCAACGCTTAAAGCTGTAAAGGTTACCCCGGAAGAATGTGAAAAATTAAGGAATTCCGCAAGCTGGGGAATAGGAAATCTTATACAAGCGCAAAAAGCCTTAAAAAGCAAACGACGCGGATATAACGCAGATCAGAAAAGAAAACATGCAGAAATTACAATAGATATTTTCAAAAGGCTTTGTGAATAGTCGAAACCGCCGCCCGGCGGTCTGTAGGAACTGCCCACCTGCACCGATGAGACAGGGCACACAATGAAAGGATGGAAAAATATTATGAGAAACGAAACAGCAGCAGAGAAAGAAAAAAGAGTGTTTGAATTTTATAAAAAGGATCTTGAAAGGATGGGGGAGGAAATGGGACATGTCAGAATGATCGTAATTGAATACGTTTGTAGCTTTCCCAAAATTAATCCGTACAAAATGGCAGCATCAATTGTTTTAAACGGGTTTAAAGTGGTTTTTGATGATTCCAGCATAAGCCAGAAAGAAAACGAAAAAAAGCGGAAAGCAGTTGAAAAGCTGGCAGCATAGCCGAAACGCTCCAGATCGGAGCGTCAGCCGTGGGACAGCCTCCCGGCTCTGATGATGGTAGGCTAGAAAGGGGAAAAATGGATAGAGAAGAACGTCACAGCTTGGAAAGCATTGTATTTGCTTATCTTGTCGGGGAAATGGGAATGGAGCCGATAAGAGCAAGAAAAACAGTTGAAAATATGACAGATGCAGAAATCGAAATTTTTTTTGAATAATGGAGGATATGAAAATGAGAAAAATAAATATTGACATGTGGTATAATGACAAGCCGGAACAGGTGACAGGATTAGACATATATTTTAATGATTTAGTCGTCTTTTATTCCGGAAATCTTCGCATTTTTGGAAAAATTGTTGGTGATTATTACGCCGACAGCGTGCAAGACATAGAAAAAGCATTTCCACACCTTGCGAAATATATTGAAAACTGTTTGAATTAGCCGGATTTGTTCCGGCTTTTTGTCGTGCCGTCAATGGTTATTTTGCCCGGTTCGATTCCGGCGGGCGGTCTTTTTGGCATCCCGTGGCTATATGCTGCACGGTGAATTTTTTGCGCGTTTATGCGTTCCGCAGCTGTCAGCGGTAAAAAATGGCGGTTCGTGTGCGTTTCTGCATCCGGCACACGGCTAGAAAAAAAGATCAGATGCAGCGCAGCGGCGACCGCGTTAGAATCTCCAACGGCTCAAGACAAGCAATGCCGGTTATAATTGTGCTTGCGTTTTGGTGCTGGTGTGCCACCAAACAAAAACAGATCACGCCCGGAACGCTGACCGCATCCAGCAAAAAAATAAGAAAAATAACCGTTACATTTTACAAATAAAAAAACAACGGTTTATTTGTGGAACCTTGAAAAATAAATAAAAGGGGTTTTATTAAGTGCACCCGGAAGCATAGCAAAACGATGCACACGAAAAAATATATGTATACAATATACATTTTTGTATTTTATTGACTGCGCCCGCTTTATTAGTGTATGCTATGGGCGACTAGATATATATTACAACGGCGGCAGCGCGTGACATGCGCGCCAGGTCGCTGAATTGTCAGAATTATTTCAAGTTGTCAGAAAATAAAGAATCTGTTTTAAAATCCAGTCAAAATCGTGCCGAAATTTCAAGATTTGCCGATCTGGTTTTTCAGTCTGAAAATCGGTACCCCGGGGGGTATCAAAATCAACCAGGACATTTCGCGGCACTTGTGATTTTTGAAAAAATTTCTGTGAAAATATCGCAAAAATCCAACCGAAAAATTGAAATTTGCAATTTTGAAATTCTTGCTCAAATTTCAGACCCAGGGGGGCTTAAAATTTTTCTTGACAATTTTCAACAGATTCCATCGTAAACAAAATTGCTTTGCTTGTGTATGTGCTTGCGCTCAGTTCTTCCAGTATTCGCTCCCTTGTCATTCCCGGATTTGTCTTTTGTATATATTCCAGTAGTTCATCAATTTTATTCATTATGCAACTCCTATCTGCATATTTGCCATTAATTCATCAAGAAGATATATCAAGTCCGTACCGTACAGACTTATCCAGTCCGCAAGGTACTCTTCCTGTTCAATAGGCATGGATATGTTATGTGAAAAGCAGAAACAATGGCATAGTTCGTGAGCCAATATTTTACGCAAATAGCCATTTTTAGGAATATCTGATAAATATACCGTCTTGTCGTTCCAATCGCTCACAGCAAGGCTATGAGAGCCGTCAGAGCGCATTAAATGTTCACTATTCCCATTCACAAATAATATTCTCCAAAGTATACCGTTTATTTCAAACATAATTACCTCCAAAAATAGCCGGAGAGCTGAATCCCCGGCTATCGCATTTTACATCTTAGACACCAGTGTAGACATCTTTGCTTTAATCATAGACCTTTCTTCCGGTGTCATATCGCCAAGCATGTCTGTTACGTCCTCGCTCAAGTCTTTCATGTATTTTTCCAGATCACGCATCTTTGCTTCTTTGTCATGTTGTGTATTTGCCCGATGAAGTTCTTTGCTCTCCATGTATGTCTTACGGCTCATGCCACTTCTACCCTCTCTGGAATCACGCATAGCACTGTCAGAAATGCGTGATGGTTCAGAATAGTACATTCGACCTATTCTGTCTCTATCCATATCACGTCCGTCAGTCCAATCATGGTACATTTCCGGAGTCATGTGCCAGTATGGCATTTCCTCATATCCTCTGCGTGTTCCTCTTCCTTTAGGTGCGAAACGTCCGTTTGCATATCGGTAATTGTCGTAAAATCTTCTACCACCATCGCCGTATCTATCGAACATTTCCATGATCTCATCTGTTTCGGATTCATCCATTGCTTTGGTTAGTGTTCTGTAATACATAGCTTCCGCAAGGTCTTTGAGCATATCTGTTACCTGCCCCATCTCTACCGGGTCAACATTCTCTATCCCTTTGTTGAACTCGCTTTCAGCGCATTCTGCAATTTTCTCAATCATGCAATGCATTCTTTTAATATCCATAACTCTACGCCTCCCTTGTTACAACTAAGTTAGCGTTAGCTACGTCAATAGCAACACCACTGGTGTTCTCAACGGCGATGTTTACGCAACAGCCTTTCGGAACATCTACATAGATTCCAGTCGAAACATTATTGAACTGCGCCACTGCTGCCGGTGTAGAAATCATCTGTGAAGAAAGAACCGGTTCACCACTGATTGCGATTGCCAGAGAAATTTCTCCGGCCGTACCGCCAGTAGGAACGGCAATATTTGCAGAAAAATCTACAAAATATCTCGCCCGGCACTGATTTGTAAGTCCTCTAAGGGTAACGATTCCAGAACCCTCTCTGTGCTGGATACAGTTAGACCCTCTAACTGCTGTGTTTGTAAAAACAACATTTCCGTTAGCAGCCACTTCCTGTGACGCAACAGCTGTATATTCTGCCATTTAATTTACCTCCTAAATCAAAGTTAGGGGCAAACAACAGTCTGCCCCTTATTACTGTAAAACTGCTAAAGCAGACATAACCTTGGATAAATCTTGGTTAAGTTACTCTTATTCTGTTGTGCTTTTAGCATCCGCAACCAGTATTGCATCCGCAAGCATATCCATACGGAGATGGAACGGTGTATGCCGGAATCGGAGCCGGGTTCACAGCGTTGATAATCTGTTGTGTCTGAGCTGCCATCTGAGTTGTAAGAAGTGCGCTCTGGCGATCCTGTGAAGCTGCTCTGCGAAGATCATTATTTTCTGCCTGTAAGGAAGAAATTTTTTCGTTGCAGAGATAATCGAGGATTGCTCTTGTGCCTGCATTCTGACTCTCGATAATATCTCTTGTATTTGTGTTCATGGTGTTCTGCAACGCGCATGTGTTTGTTGCCATGTTGTAATTTACACCTTGAATAGCTTCTCTCGTCTCACAGCAGCAATTAGCTAACTGTGACTGCAACGCATTTGTGTTCTGCATATTAGCAACAGTATCAGCATTAATAGCCTGCTGAATGCCATAGCCAGTCTGCATGATATTTGTGTTAATACCATTAAAGCCGGTAAGCATACTGTTGTTCATAGCGTAGAAGCCATCACAAAGTCCGTTAGAAATGCCATCTAACTTGCTGATAACTGCGGAATTATCAAATCCTCTCTGTATATCAGCCTGTGTAGCTGCTGTAGCAACATAACCACCGCCATTATTACAGCCAAATCCACCTAATCCGTTGTTTCCCCATCCAAAAAGCAACGCGAACACGACTATAATCCATAACCATCCCCCGTCGCCCCATGCGCCACCGTCAGAATAACCGCCGGTAGCCGGCATAACAGGCATGGTAAAAGGCGTATTGTTTGAGTTAAACATAGTTTTACCTCCGAAAATTTTATTCATAAAGATGTCACCCAGGAATTGTATACAAACATCTATTATGCCATTAATTATTAAACTTGCTTTTGATCTGATTTATTACATCGTCTGCATTCAGACCTTTTTCCTTACACAAATTTCGTGCCATTTGCTCAATTCCTTGCATATCGCCTTTTTGAGCCATTTCTATTGTATTCTTCATTAAGGGATTTCTCATAACCTGATTATTTCCCATCATCTGTTGTAAAAATTGCTGTGGGTTCCCGTTTTTCATCATCTGGAAAATATTTAATGGATTCATTCTGCACCATCCTTTTGAATTAACATACCAACTACATATCAACTAATGCACAAACTAAGTTGTGCTATTCTTTGATTTAGTTGTTCTATTAGTTGGTGTATCGCAAATTTTTTGCTCCAACTTGCAAATTTCACTTACAAGTTCGTTTATCTTTTCATCAAATCCGCTTCTGACATCTTCTAGTGCTTCTAAAACCGTTTTTTCTTTATCGTTTGATAAGTTGTTAGCCTGTTCGTTTAAAGCTGGCTTAAACACAACGGTACAAATTGTACCGTCAGCATTCCACTGTTTAGCATAAATTTCCGACATGTCCTGTTTTGGAAATATTGCAACACTTCCGTCCATTGGAACATCGTTTGCATTAATTACATCAACCGATGGAACAATTTTTCCATTTATGAAAGTCGATTGTGACTGCTGGACCGGTTGCATTTGCTGTTGAAACTGCTGCTGTGGTTCGAATCTCTGCTGTTGGTATTGGTTTCCACTATAATTCCCATATTGGAAATATGGCTGTATCTGCGGATTGTATATGCTATTCGGATACTGGTTGTTCATCTGCATTCTGCTTTTCCCCCTCTAAAACTTCCTCGATCGCATGTATCACAGAGGATTGTGTCTGCAAATCAAGCCTTTGCATCTCTTTTCTGTTAAAAATTTTCTCTAAAATTTCATCTGAAAACACATTGTCACCCTCTTTCTGATTAAATTTTTGCATAAAAAACAAGCCGATACCATATCAGTATCGGCTCAAAAAAGTATCACATCACTTTTCTTATTTTCTCATTCATAGTTTTTGCTATACGTTTCACTGTAGCAATACTCACGTTCATTTCCTCAGCGCAAATCTCATAGCTACACTCTTTGTTTCGAAGCATAAACAATGTGTGCTGCTGATCTGTGAAGTTAGCTTTATCTAAAATGTAATCAATTTCATCTTTGGTAAAATCCGGCACTTTTATCATGGCAATACCTCCAGAAAATTTTTTGAGAAATTGACAAAAAGCACCCCTTATATTATATGCTCAGACATAAAAAAAGATGCCTAACGGCACCAACTTTTTTTCAACTGTATTAAGGCTATTTTCTTATGCTATTTTTTACACCAATTTTGTACCAATTTTTGTACCAATTTTTAAAAACGTACCAATTTTGTACCAATTAAAAGTTGAATTTAAACATTTTTGTAGATTTTTGTGAAGCTGTTAAATTTGCTTTATTTCCAGTATTTATGCTGTTTGTAGACTTATGTAGGCTTTTAAACAGAAAGTCGTTTTTGCGTTATTCCATAAGGAAATGATCTG